AAATCTCCCGTTATTGTACTAACACTTATCGTTCCTTGAACACCATAACTAGTATTACTTTGAAATGTTACTCCTGCCTCTACCTGTCCTGTATTAAATTTAAATGATCCAAAGCCCATTGACTTAACAAACATAGATAAAGCCCATCCAAATTGAGCTTTATTACCGGGCCAAGGACCAGCCATTAATCCTTCATAAGTATTATCCCATTTTGGTTTAGGATTCATACTAGTATTATAAGTACGAATGCTTCCGCTGCATTGTCTACCATAGCCTAATTTACCTAATTCGCCTACTGGACTCCCTTCCGTACAGGCAGTGGGTATTTCTACCGGTGGTGGCTCTACAGGGGGTGGCGTAACAACATTACCACAAGCATTGCTAAAAGTACCAGTCACTATAATATTGCCCGTATCAGCTTTTACCGTAATATCACTAGAAGGCGTGACGGTACAAGTTCCATTGATAATAACTACAGGAGCAGCGCTTGTTGCCGTTGCAGCTAAGATTAAAGAGTAAAGCAGAGTACGTTTCATTAGTTTAGCCTCTGTGGTTGTATCCCCAGTTCGATACATACTTTACTAAATAATTCTTGTAGTTTCTCTTTACCAACTAAGTCAGCGAATGAGGCTAGTGCTTGATCCTTTCGACCTATACAATAGCCAGCCATGATAACATCCATTACGTCATCCGATCCAAAAATCTTTTTCTCTGCTAGTAACCGGCGCACTTGTTCTTCTACTCTTTCCACATTAATATTAAATGAATGTGCTTGTTCCAGTAACGTAGCTTCACCGGCAAGAATCGCCTTTAACTGATACATGATTTTAGCTTCTAAGTCTATCATTTTATTAGCCCCTCGTATTGTTCTAAAATAGCTTGCTGCATACTAACTTGTCCCCATAAAGCACGATATAAACCAGCTTCTAAAGGGGTAGCTATGATATGTGCTATAGTCATATTCTTAGTTTGCCCCGGTCGATCTATTCTGTTATTAGCTTGTAAGTATTGTTCCGCACTAAAAATAGGAGCATACCACGTCACATAGGCAGATGCAGTTAAATTCAAACCGTGGGCAGCAGTTCTAGGATGAGCTATTAGTACTTGTGTATCGCCATTCTGAAACTCATTAAATATTTTTGTCCTTTCAGTAAAACTAACATCGCCATTTACAAGTCCAGTGCTATATCCTTGTTTCTTTAAATACTCTTGGACCATTGCCATGACACCAAGGAATGGTACAAATACAATATTTTTGTTTCCTGATTCTTCTACTATTTCATTTAGAAGTTTTAACCTAAAAGCAGAGTCTAATTTATAGTGTAATCCATTATTATCTTTAATAACACCACAGCATATTTGAACTAGTTTAATTAGTTTAACTGCGGCATTAGCGGCTGTGATTCTTTCACCATCATGCTGTTCCATCACCATGCGGGCTTTCATTAACTTAAATCCTTTCTTTTGCTGTTCTGTCAATTCACACATACGGTTGACATGCGTAACTGGTGGTAAATCTAAACACTCGCTTTTCTTAAACCTAATCGCCGGTTGAAGATGTTTATATATAAATTCTTTAGCTATTGCTCTTGGTATCCATTTAAAATTGGCTACCTTCATCATTGTTATTTCTTTAAACAATGTAAACCCGGCAGGAAAGCTACTAGGATTAACTAGTTTAATCAAAGAGAAAGCGTCTGTAGGCGCTTTAGGGGCTGGCGTGCCGGTCATTAGCCATAGCCACGGTATGCCTAGCGTGAGCCTCTTGACTCGTTTGGTACGCCTTGTCTGAGCGTTCCGGTATGCACTTGCCTCATCAATGATAAGCAAGTCAAAATTAGCGGCTATCAATTCATCCAAGATAGTAGTAACACCATCATGGTTAATAACGCAAATCTCCGCACCTAATTTAAGTTTCTCTATTCTCCTCTCTCTAGTGCCTAATAGCCTTGAGATGCTTCTATGTGGTACAGTATTCCAACACTCTTCTTCCCATACACTAATTACAGACAAGGGGCAAGCTACTAGGATTCTTTTAATAACCCCATGTTGTTTAAGGTATTCCGCAGCCCATAAAGCCGATTTGGTCTTACCCGTTCCCATGTCACTAAGATTAAAAGCTCTCTTATGTGTGACTAGGAACTGTGTACTACTTTTCTGATGGTCAAATGGCTTATCTTTGCCAGTAAATTGAAACCCATCTAACTCTACAAGTGGTGGCTTTAATCCTATGTTACGTAGAATCTTAACTACATCTGCGTTGTGTGGAACTACTACAAACTGTTTGCCATTAACATAAGTTATCATACCGTGGGGTACGGCATCTAAGACCGCATATGGTTGATCTACCTGCATTACAAGTTGACCTTTATGAGCGAGCATTAAAACTTGCTCCATGAGTTACAGCGGTTGCATAATGACCCATAATAGAGTTTACTACATCTACTACCTCTTGACTGCGGTTATCAATTACCTCTTTAAACTTAGCTAAATCTTCTTTACAGAAGTCTTTATACGCTACCACAATTTGAGGACCGCGCATATTCATATCGTTAAGAGTAAGTAAAGTATAAATTCCCTCAGTAGGGTACATACTAACAAGATGTGCAAGGATAGTACTAGCATCTAGATTGCCTTCTGCTACTTTAGCCATCACGTCTATTATTTTATCATTCAGTTCAATCTTCTCTCTTACTGGTGCTGTACTCATAGTGACCACCCCATCCGTTCAGCGGTTCTATGAAACATACCCATTACTTCTGCATGAGTGTGCATATCATTATACTGGTCAATACGTTGACCACCAATAGAATCAGATAAAGCATTGATTACTATTTCCATTACTTTACCTATGCTAAAACAATCTATATTACGGGCAGCTTCCCGTAAAGCACCATAAGTACAAAACTGGTTAAAGTAAACTGGCATATATCGCATTTCAAAAGTATAATCTAAATCTTCCATTACTTCAGAACCGTGTACAAACTCCATAACCATTGGCATTTTTACAGCTACTGCTCTAAATTCCATTTCTTTAACAGTCTGTCTCATATGATATTTACACCAGTACCTTTCATCCTTGATTAAATCATACGCAGCTTTGAATAACTTATGTTCTGGTGTTTCTTCACTAGTATTCAATCGTGCAATTAAACTTGCACAGGTTAGTAAATCAATTTCTTTAGTAGTCATGCGTGTCATGGCTTACTCCTGTTTGCGTTCGCGGGTTTCAGAACCTTGTCCGGTTTGTGTACCATAACCTCCCGGTGCAATAGGTAAAGGTACACTAGTAAACACTTGAGTCCGATACTCGGCATTGCGTACTAGTCCAGCCAAAGCACCACCAAGTGCGGCACTTATCTTCTCTTCCGCTTTTAACTTAGTTTCCAATTCTGTAACAGCCGCTTTCTCTTCCCTTATCCTAACTGCATTTTCCCTTGCTTCTAAAACAGCATGTTTGGCTATTTCTCTTTGCGCTTTTTCTAGTTGGTCTTTTAATTCTCCTTTTTCTTTTAACGCCATATCGTACTTTACTATTATTCCTTTATAGTCTGTTTCAAATTTATCCGCATCTTCAAGCCGTTTCTTTAAAGCATTACCTAATTCAGACGGTAGAGATTTTTCAATTGCTTTATTAATTTCAAATTCTAAAGTAGCGTTCATTAGATTAATTTCTCCATGCATTGCATCGTAGCACGCAGTAACGTGTTATCCATTGGAGTACAGCACTGCATCACAGCTTTCACCAGCACCTTAAGCGTAGCCCTTGGTACCTCCACCATATGGACCGGTACAGCTTTACCTTTCTTGCCTTCTGGCACCGGAGGGACGTTTAATTGTTCTTGCGCTTCTGCTTTAGTAAGGGGTTTAGCATCTCTTACTATAAGATATTTACTACCTCTACCTTCGCCAAACTTTTCTACTTTATCTTGTTTCACTAAAAGCTTTAAAGCTTGGGCAAGGTCTGCGTGTCGCCCATTGCCAAGATTAAATTCTCTTGCTATATCTCCTGCACTTACAGGACTTTCTTTATCCCTAATCACGTCAAATATTGCTTCTGCGGTGCGCTTAGTTTCTTGCTTAAGAGCGGTCATTTTAGCTCTCCATTATTTGTTGAATTATAGTTTCGAGATACTTAAGATCAGCTTCGCTGCAAATGAGCAGTTTAAGCCCCTTTGACTTCCTTACGTTTTTAAAATCTTCATCCTGTAATTCTGTTACCGTGCCATCTTTTGATTTAGTTTCTATACTTAGAAACTTGCTGTTAACACAACAAATGAAATCTCCTATCCCAGCCCTGCCATATAGATGCTTGACTGGCATAAAGTAATAGATTTTATATCTCTCCAGAATTTCTTTTACTTTTGTTTTAACTTTACCTTCTGGCGTTGTCATTTTGGCGCTACCATAATAAAAGGTGGTTTTGGCAGATAGTCTCTTGTTGGACGCCACCAATGTAAACAAAAAGGATGGTAATTTACATGTTCGCTTTTAGGAACATGGTATTGTACTGCTGTTTCATCCGGTTGAAAAATTAAAGATGCTATTTGTTCCATCTCTTCATACGTGGGTATCCGGTCAATGCGTGACACACTAACATGATCCCATCCGTCGCCATCGCTAGCAATAACACGCAAAGGATCACCATCCACACAAGACTTAAATACGAATACACCATTACCCGCATTGCCAGTAACGCCATAAACCCTCTTTTCAAATTCTGAGTTTCGAGCGTAATTAAGAGCATTTAAATTTATCATGGCGTTATCCAATCTAAATTTTTCCAATACCATAAATCTGAATCTACCATATCTCTCATATCACCCTTTTGCAGTTTTAAAACTTGGCGATACATAGCAAACTCAAGCCAACGGGTTTCTCCATTAATAGTTTTTGGAAATAGAAGAAACTCATTTCTTTCTCTAACATCTCCCTCTTTTGGAATTATTTTGTTTTTCCATCTCATTTGTGTTTCCCGTTGTATTCACACCCGGTTACGGGGCAATAGGCACGGCAAAGCCCATTCTGTCTTTTGTACCAGATATTCGCTGTATTACAATGTTCAATCTCTCCTATTATGACTAGAAAGCGTTTCCACATTTCGGGTATCTGGTGTCTATAGTAAATTTCTTTTTCTGGTTTTAGTGTCTTAGCTTGTGTCCAAATAAAAGAGCATATCAATTTTTCTAAACGTGGAAACTTGGCGAAGACCATAAGAGCAGTAAGCATTAATTGTTTTGATCCGGTTTTCTTTTTACCAGTCTTGTAGTCCCACACCACAGCCCATGTATCGTAATCTATAATTAAGTCTGCGTTGTTACCTCGTATAAAAACATTTGGATCGTAAAAGTCACAAGCGTGTAACCTTCTATCTACTCCTAGTTTTACTTCCGGTCGTAGCTCTCCAGTTGCAGATAAAAACGCTGCGGCTATATAGCTTAATTCTTTAAATCTATCTTCTGGTAATACTCTTAATCTAGCACAACGTTCTAGTGCGCTATGTACTTCATTGCCCCATTTATTTTCTACTGTTTCTACCCAAGGAATGTCTTTTATCACATTCTGGTGATAAGCTTTAAAAGGGCAAGTCTCATACTGTTCTATTAAAGACCAAGTATAAATTACGGGTTTTGCAAACCCTCCATCTGCATCTAGCATTATGAGGCTACCCTCGCACAGTACCACCAAGGATTACCAGCTTGTATACATTCACCGTATACAAGCCAGTCCCAGTAAGCTAATCCTGCCATTATCAGTACAAAAAACAACGCCATGAATACAATCTTTTTCACTTTTCCTTAAGTCCAGCTTTTGTCTTGTTTATCTATTACATCCCGAATAGTAACCCTGCCAGTCTCACGCTTGCGCCTAACAATACCTTGACTCAAAAGCGCTGTAATATGAGTATCCCGGTTCATGCGCCCGATCTTAGTCATGGTATCACTAATCTTTTCCGCTTTAGTTTTTCTCTTAGACGGAGGAGTAACCCGGTACTCATGCTTCTGCATCGGCAACCCCATCCACCACGGTTGTTCATTATAAACTTTAATAGAACCATTCATTTGTACAAAAGGAAACTCTTTAATATAATTCACTTTGCTTCTCCGTATCTGATTGCGCTATGTATATCTGCATTTAAAGGTAAACTCGGCCACCACGACATTCTTTCTTCCATTATTTCTTTCATTTCAACTTTACACTGTTCTGTTTTACTTTTCTCTGGAAGCGCTGCTATCTCATCATGGGTACTCATCACAACAGGATACCGGCGATTAACTCTTACGGTCTGCTCCATGATGATCTGCCGCGCTAGGTACTGTACCAGATTTTCAACGAACTTGCCAGCGAAAAGGTGTGTCGTTCCATTGGCTCTTTCATAAGTAAACTGGCGACTACCGGGATGGAACATTAATTGAGGATATTTTACTCTTAGTTGTCCCGGCAGTCCTATGGATACATCGTTAGCCCATGCAGTAACAGCACCGGCTATTACACTACGTGGCGTTCTAGTAAATTCGATTGTAATATTAGGTTCATTGAAAAGCTGTATTGGGTCATTAAAAGCACAGAACTCTTTAAAACAGTCATTAAGGTATTTCCACAACTGCGGAACTAAGCTGTATTTTTCTCTATAAAATTTTACTATATATGCTGCTAGTCCATCGTCCATTTCAATATTCTGCTGTCTACAATAGGCGATAAACTTATCTTTACCCATTCCAAAACCTAGACCTAAAACTGCGCTCTTACTAACTTGACGTTCATAAGGATGAGTTTCTTTTGTTATCTCTGTCTGGTAAATGTAACTACCAAACGTAGCATAAAGATCGCCACCACCAGCTAGTATTTGTAATGCTTCCACTTCTGGTAAATGTTCGTACCCATTATCTGGATATCGTTTTAAATATAGATGTATTGCCAGTGCAAAAGTAATTCTAAGTTCAATTTGACTTTGGTCACCTACTACTAGTTCATAGCCTTCTGGTGCCATAATAGATTTACGTAACGCTCCCCCTCTAGGTAGGTTCTGTAAATTCATACCATAAGCACCGGAGAATCTATGTGTAGTTTGTGCGCCACTATAATTATAACCAATAGGTAACTCACCATATCGACTAGCAGTAATAAAACTCTCTGCTCTTGTTTCTGCTAAAGTACTTCTATTCTCCAGTCTAGCGGCAACCAGTGCCTGTACCCGTTCGTCGGGGTGATCCTCTAGCGCCTGTAGCCCTTCATCCGTCTTGGCAAAGGCATAGGTGAGCTTCCCGGTCGTGGGGCTGGTCTTCATAGGGGGTATGACCCCTAGCCGCTGTAGCGCCGCTGCAAACTGCGGATTAGACCTAACTTCCGTTGGATTTTCTATACCTGCTTCATCTAATGCACACAGTCTTTTGGCTACTACTTCTGAGTGATATTGCATTAATAGTTCTTGATCTAAAAGTAGCTTAGGTTCCGTATACATGCGTGCTACCATATCTATTACCGGTAGTTCTGGCTTAGGCATGTAAGGAATTAAGGCATAAAAAATCTCTCGACATAATCTAACATCGTCTAGACAGTACTCCGCTAATTTCGCCTCTTCATCTTTCCGTAAGTCTTTAATTCCCATAGTAGAAGCTAAATAATGTCCTTTCTCTTTGCCAAGTAGATAATGAGCAATTGAATCTAAACTATGGGATCGTAAGCGCTCGCCAATTAAAGCACGCGACATACCCAGTGTGTCAATTATAAAACGAGGACGGAGTTTAAAGCGCCATGCTAAGATAGATACGTCGAACGCTGCATGATGGCAGACGACTACATTACCCGGCACGGCACGCTGTAAAAGCGCTATTAAGGTAGGCCCGCTAAACCAGCGGGGAGAGTCGCGGCCAATAGCCACACCGCAACCATGTGTTTTAAATCGAGGGTCGTATATATACTCTTGATTTGACATTCGCTTAAGCGAATACTCTTTCGAGTAATGTGTTTCAAAATCTAGAAATATAGGAATCATAAGTGGGATGGTCCTTTCTTGTTAATGTCCTATTACCTGTAAAATTTCTCTAGCGTTTATAAGGAACGCTAATAGACCAGCAGCGAACATAATTTCACCTACACGGACCAGCTTAGGATTAGCTGATAAAGCATACATTAGAAGACCAATTATACATACTAACAAACTAAGTGCAATAATCATTAGTTTACTCCTAGTCAAAGGGTAAGCGTTTTACATTATTAGTACCCGCTAGTTCCTTTAGTCCTTTAATTTCATTCAGTAATGTATCTACCTGTTCCTGAGTATAAAGCGATATCTCTCTTGGCTCACCTATACGAGCATTTCTTAATTCACGCAAAGTTTCAAATCTAAGTGACCCGTTATCTCTATTAAAGAACGCAAAAGGCTTAGTCATTTAGATTTAACTCCTAGTGGGCGCATCCTTGCGCCCCGGTTCTAGAACTATTACGGAGTAGGACAATTCAACCCATTGCATGGACATACTGCACAGTGTGCCGTTGCCGTAGCTGTAGGCTGTTGTGCCGCTGGCAGCGCAGGACTACTACCCATTGCCGTTACCGTATCGCTAAACATTGCCACGCTTGCCGGTGTCGTGTTACCGTCGCCTGCTGTAGGCTGATAGCTGTACGTGTAATCAGCGCAACGCCCCGGTGTACCAACAGCACCTTGTACTAACGTACCATTAAACAATTGCGTTGGATCGGGCGGATTAGCAATACCTACTGCGTCATCGGCTACAGTTACCGATAGATTTAAACCTGCCGTAGTGCTAGTATTGCATACAGTACCAGAAACATTTACTTGTGTAACTAATTTACCACCACTAAGGACTAACTCTACTCCCGGCGCACCAGCCGGTGTACCGCAAACCTTGGTCACTGATAAAGCTGGACTTAAGGAAAGCGGAGAACAGTCAATACTAAAGTTAGCTGTTAGCGAATTGCCACTAAATGCCGCTGTTGCATAGACAGTATTATGTGGCGGATTGTCATTGCTAAAGAAACTACCAGTAAAAGCTTGTGTTCCATTCTTAGCTAATGGCGCAGCTAAAGTAAATGATTGACTTTGGTCGTCACTAGTCGCCGGGTCCGGTGTTCCAACATCATCCCGCACAGTGATAATCGTACCAATCGGTAAAGAACCATCAGACGTATTTGTTACCGTTCCAGAATAGTCCACAGAGTACAGAAGAGACGTATTGTCTGAGGCAGTGGTTAAACGAGTTACGTTACAAGTTTTAGACACTGCGATAGAACAATTCTTAAACGGTCCTAAAACAAAATCTTTTAGCTGTGCCGTTGTACTAGCAGAGGTACGGGTCATTACAAGAAAGTTACTAAAGCACTCAGACCCACCTAAAAGCTGCGTTAGATTAACTCCACCTTCAAAGAATGTACCTTGTGGGAATGTATTAGGGGGAGCCGATCCTTTGAACGTATAAGACCAAGGTGCCGGTGTAGCGGCTTTGTTTGTTACTGCACAAGCAATATCGCTGCTAATACAGAACAATCCCGTTACAGGATCAACGGTCCCGCCAATCGGTACGCCATTCTTAATTTCAGAATGGGCCAAAAGTGATAATGGATTAGCACCACCCACCCACTTAAACACATTGATTACAGAAGCGCCGCCACCCTGTAGAAAATCGGACGTAACTAAAATGTCCCCTACGGTATGGACTCCATCAAACCCACCACTACCATTTACTTTTACTGCTGAACGAAAGAACCAGAAACCAATCGCACTGTCTCCGTTATTGCTATCACGATCCGCAGCAAAATAAACTACTTCATCACCATTAACGGTAAATAAAGCAGCCATTGCGTGTTCTAAATCATCCTTGTCTGGTGACCCGGTTAAAGTCTGTCCCCATAAAGGAATATCTCGTACATCTTTGGACCCGCCACCGATAAAAGCATTATCAGCACTTGAATTAAAAAGGTCATTAATAAAACTCTGACCTACAGCGGGAGTAAGAAAAACATCTTGCCAGTCGATCCCCGGTACCGCAGGATCATTAACAGCGTTACCATCTAACTCTAATACCCCTTCGTTGTGTACTGCGAAAGCTAAACTACTAGCAAGCAGTAGTAAGCCCCCCGCTAACACTCTCTTCATTTTCATTTGCAACCCTCCAAAATAAAACAGCCCCGGATTAAGCGCCGGGGCTTCGCTTTGGAACAGATTTAGGATCACCTACCTTTAGTTGTGGTTTAGATTAGATGCCCATCAACTCTTTTGGAGTCTCCAATCCCGGTGTCAATGCACAGATCATATCCCCGGTCTTCACGTCTTTACCAGTCTTCTCTTTTGCGTAAGCAGTCAGTTCACGCAAAGCTACTTTATCTGCATCGGTATAGGATTTAAATTCCGTCATCGCATTGCTCATTTTATTTCTCTCTTTTGGTTGTCTAGGATTATGTTAGGTGAGTCTAGTTTAGAAACTTAGTAAAAAAAACCCGGCTAAGGGTTGTGCTTTGACTTGCACAGACCGGAGCGCAGGGGAGACGGAGCGCTCGACGGCCTTAATCGGAGAGTGATCCTGAGCCGGGGAATCCGCCTGTATACGCCTACCGGGAAGCCTTGTCAAGCCCTTTTTTTGCCGGTGTTTTGGTAGTAAAAACTCCTTACTCTTGCTTGTCCTTTAGCGCAGCTAATGTAACGGCTGTATGAGCTAAATTTAACATTGATTGTGTAAACTTTAAAGCCTCTTCCGTTGTTACACTTGCGGTCATCTTAACTAGCAATGCTCTAATAGCAATTTCAATTTCAGTCTTCATAGGGTTTTATCTCCTAATGAATTACTTCCACTACCGGGCCGCTTACAGCGTGCGGCGGACTTAGCTCCCTCGCAAGGGTGTCCTGATTTGCCCCGTTTTTTGTAGAATGAGAGGCTAATTTTAGTCTCCACTCACAAGGCGTTTCGTCACGTCTTGCTATTCTACTTTCCTCTATTCATAACTTAGTTTGCCCATCCCTGTAGTCTAGTACCATCCTTGTTTTAAATCTATTACCCGGCTTTCGCAGCCAGCTTAGCGGCCTTATTCGCTTCCCGTGTCGCCTTCGCCTTCGCCGTCGCAGCGGCCTTATCCTCGGCACTGCGCGCCTTCTGCGGCTTACGCGGAGCCTTCACGGCAATGCGCCATACGCCAACGGCACCAGCCGGGACCACTTCGATATCGGAACCGTCTTCACCCTTGACCATTACTGGACCGGTGCGGACAGTAAAGTAAAAACCCTTTAGACGTTGCTCCGCTGCGCGAACAGTAGGACCAAAATTCTTGCTGGTCGTACCGGGGATCACCAGTACGTCGTCTACGTCCAGCTTATCGAACGGGTACTTGCTTTCACGTACACCAAAGCCGGGACCACGCTTCTGCGGGGGTGCTGGTACCTTTGAGAAAATCTGAAATTCCATTGTCTTTCCTTTATGTTTGTTTAGGGGTAGCGGCTAAGGTCTTCCCCTAGCTCAGTGCTGACTCTACGCCTATCTTTTCCGGTTGTCAACACCTTTTAGAAAAATATTTTCACCCCTACTGCGATCAGCACGGCAACCAGCAGGGACACCGTACCGATCACCAGCAACACCCTCTGCCGCGCCCGTTGCCTCTGGCGTTCCTTCATCGCCTGTACAGCTAGGGCCGTCTGGTCAAAGTCTACCCGGTCTTCACGCCTCACTTTCACTTTACATCCTCCTTAATATAAATCTTAGAACGCCATAAAGTAAAACGCTCTAAATTTGTCGGGATTCTTAAAGTATGCCACACTACCTCTCTACAGTCACCATCATCCTTCCAGCGCTTATGTACTGGGACCAATAGAAGTAAAACAAAACCAAGTACCCATACACTTAAAACTACTACACCTGATAACATAAATCCTCCTAGCCATGACGGCGCAGCAAGAACTACTCACTAACTGGGGCAAAAACAGTTAGCTTTCATTCCTGCCGCGCTGTCTATTAATGTCTATGACTTCTCATTTTAACTTTGTTTCTTGCTTTCTTTCTGTGTTTATTTCCCATGTGCCGCTTTCTGTTCGGTTTCGCACTGTCGTCTTTTGCTCTGGTACTGACAATGTATCCGCGACGCCTGTTTCTGATTGCCATTTTGTTTACTCCTCTACTGCATCTGGACCAAGACAAATACCAACTCTACCTCCACGATCCCCGTAAGTATTCCCCGGTGGCAAACCTATATTTAAATCAAAATGTGTTACTGGGTTATCTGTACACTTACTTAGTTCTATTCCACTCCAGCACTTAATTCTAAGCACTGTCGCACCTAACGGCGAATGAATCCAAATCGTTTTTCCTTCTACATCTATCTCCATTTCACAGACTGGTACTTTAATTCTCATTCTACCTCTCCTCTTAATTCCTCTTGGTACTCACTATCTTACACTGGAGTCCATTCACTGTATACTCTTTTATTACCTTTGCCGGTTCTTCTGGCTTGCGTCCAGTCATCCGGTAATACTCAGCTAGTAAACCTGTTTCTTTTACTGGTTCTATTAATGTGTCCAAAGCTTTCTTTAAAGCTACTGAAGTAACTGGACTTTCTTGTATTGCTTTTGCACCTGTAATTATCCTCGCTTTCATCTCTTTTTTATCTGCACACTCTGAGCAAGTCCAGTTAGCTTTATCTTGTGTGATATCCTTATAGCCACATACCGGGCATTTGACTTGGACATACGTATTACTGTCACCACCTGCATTTTTGTATTTGTTCATAAGTAAATACCTCTTTATTGCGCTACGGATTCGCGCGTAGTGTTCCCATTTAGAAGCATATTCTAATACACCATACTTCTCGTACAGTTTAATTACTCTTTTAATAAACTCTGGACCATGCCATGCCCATCTTTCTCTATTCCTAACTGCGTCAATCGGAGTTATTACATGGGTAATCTCATGTAAAACTAAACACACACTAGCTCTTGTTCTATCATCATCTGCGTGACACGTAATTCTTTTGTCCCAAGGACTACCTTTCCCATGTCCACGGTATCCATTTTTATAGGAGTACCAGATTATTTTAACATCGCTTCCCGCTTCTGCGTCTGTTATTTCTCTTGCCCATTGCGGGACAACGTTTGATCTTTTAAAACTTCTCCGCATAGCACTCTCCAAAAGACTGCCTTACCCTCTCAGTATAGCACAACCAATACCATCGTCAAGCACTTTTTCTTATGTCACCCGAATTTTAATTTCTTCGCTTGGGTTCCGCATTGTGCTTATTAATTCTTCACAAGCTTGGTAAGCTAGTTCTGGCTCTTTATAATCTCTTTGACTAGAACATACAAATAGATTATCATCATCAAAAAGAAACCAGTAGTAACGACTATTACCCTCTCTATTTATACCAGCTTTCTTTATTTCAAAATGCATTTTAGTCTCTCCACTCTTTAGGTACACCTAGCTTCATTGCTAACATGCGACACTCTTTAGGCGTAAGCATATGCCGCACTCCCCTAGATACATCTAAAAGTATTTGTTCTACTTCTGCTCTATCATTTAAAGACTTTTCATATTGTTTCATCCATACCCACCGCATTACTATACGCCTTAATCTATTCCACATTATTCTGTCTCCTCATCTAAAACAGTGGTATATCCTTCTAATGCCGAACTAGCTTGTTGACTACTTAGTTTTATTACGCGATGATGTGGGTGCCTGTTCCTATCCCGTTGTTGTTTCTTTTTCTTATTGTCTTTATCTCTTTGATATTGATCCCAATCCTTTTGGTTTTGCTCTGTCCACTCTTCTCTGGATAAAAACGCTACCAATGGTTTAGGCAATGGAGTAACATAAGGATAAACTACCTCTAGTGGTTCTCCTATCTTTCTTTTCTTATTTAATTCGTACTCTATTAAAAGCCGCAACGGGGTTAGCTCCCAGATAGCCGCTTTGCGTGTGTGCCTGCGCCCCGGCGGGATCGCCAGTGTGTCGAGGGTCGCGATAGTCAGGCGCGGCGCTCCTGCGCCCGCTGGTGAGGCTTGCAGCAGGGTTCGGGTCTTAGGCTCAAGGGCAAACACTTGACCAAGGTATTTCAAGAAGTAAAACCGCTTCATTTTACACCAACAGAACAGCCAATATAGGTACATTTAACAGGGTCTAAGCCTGTTTTTTCTTTGTATATTTCATCTGCCTCTATTATTCCATCAGCTTCTATTACTATTTTCTTTTGTTTATCGTCATCTTTTAGTTTGTGATTTGTATACGTATACGTATAGTTTTTCATTTTACCCTCTTACTATACCAAATATTAACAAGCCCATCTTTGCACAGAAGCAAGAACATTTTTAGATGGAAAGTAATTAGGTTCCAATGAGCGTTAGTTTGCCCACCGGTATAGATAAACCGTATCGCTTTTCTGTCTATTTTTATGCTTCTCATTCTGTCACCTTTTTATGTTGTATCCACCAGCGTTCTTTTAACACTACCACACAAGCGCAGTAAAAACAGGAAAGGCATTTATGATTCGGATCACGGTTAGGATCGGTTAGGTGTATCTGTGCATTTAGTTCTTCGTCACTTAAATTGCGTGCCACCGCTAATTGCTGCTCTCTCATTCTTAGCTCTCTTAGTTTATCTGTCATTTTTGTTTTCTCAATTTGAAATAATACGTTGTCCAGATCGCACCCAGTACAGCAGTCACCATTGAACTAAAATAGTCCTTGTTAAAAGCATCTATAAACACCCAACAGCCAGCCCATACCATCATAAAGCCAGCAATCGTTTGTTTTACTGCTTTTACCTCTGTTGGGTTCATTTTATTATCTCTTTAATCCGCACAGCAGGGATCGGATTCACAACGCCCAGTTTTACCGCACTTGTCTGGATACCGGCAGAATGGATAAGGCAGATTTAATTCCCCGGCTAGTACTTTTTCGTATGTAGTTTTATTCTCTTTTGGTCCTTTCCAATACGCTTCTATAACTTCATCGCCAACGTTCCACGGCACTTCAGCTATGACAAAACCTATATTGTCCATGCCGTAAGTTAATCCCGGCAACGCTGTTAAATGCTCTCCCTTCTCTCCCGCTTCCATAATTGACCAAAGCTTGTTTATCGGTGTTTCTAATATCTCTTCATATTTAAACAATTCCCCGTTCGCTTTGGCCGATGGACGGAACCTGACTTTAAACTCTTTTTCTGACATTATCATTTTACACCCCTTCATTTAAGAACCGGTTAATTGCCGTATAGGTCCAAGGAATATTCAAAGCTTTACATGTTGCTTTTACTGCTCTGCCATCTTTATTATACGTTTTGTTCTTAAACGCAGCACACATACGCTCCGCTACTTTAAAGACCACATCAGCCTTAAAAGCATACTCGCCGGGGTATTTCTCCACGGCTAAAAATAGCTGTTTTTCGTATTCAGTAGAAAAGACCTTAAGCCCTTTCATTTCAGGGGCAATATCTACTTCTGCTTTTTTAATTCTCGCGTTCATTATGCCTTTCCTTATTCTAATCCGTTTTACGCCTTGTTGGACCATGTTTGTTCTGTATTTTAATTGCGCTTGTGTGGCTCTCATGGCTTGTATTCCCAAATCTTAAAGGTAATCATTGCATGGACGCCCCGGTGCGCTCCCGGCTGGTCATGGTGGAAAAACCAGACATTGCCGTATCTTAAAGCTTGGTTAGTTCCATTATAGCTTGGAAAGATTTTGTTTTTGGGTATCGCTTTGTCCAAACTGCCACTAAAATTACACTCTCCGTCTCGGTCAATGTAAAACGAAACGTCACCGGCACAGGGATGGATTGTCCCATCTTTCCTTGGCATTGTACTAACCGTTGTTTGTATGTCTTTGCCCCAGTCATGGGTGAATTGCCTTATTCCACCACCTAAACTGTCTGGAAAGACAACGTAATCGCCCACTTGTGGACCAATCAAAAGACTTCTTTTAGCTTCTCTTTGAATTAGAAGCTCTCTATCCTTATCGTCAAACTCTGGTCTACTCATTTTAATCTCCCTTGCTCGGCGACCAGTTTAGTCAACCGCTCGACTTCCGCGAGAAGGGTGCGGAGCATGGCATGACCTTCCGCTACCCAAACCATAAACATTCCATCCTTTGGGCCGCGCTTAAAGTATGCCTCTACCACCTCGCGGCTTGGGACCGGCGGAACAGGGGTTGCAAATCCTCCATCGTTATCTAACATTTTAATCTCCCATCTCTTCAGTTAAAAACCCATGCGCGGTTGAAAACAGTTCTAAAGCTTTATTCTTTCCCTTTTCGTGTGCTTCTTCCATATTATTTGCCACAATGGTAGTACTAAGCCGCACTCCTCCCACTACATAACTAAACCTATACTCTTTTAAATCAGTCATAGTCTCTTAACTCCCGTGGCAAGCGCCCTTGGTCCCGGTGGTCATTATAGCTCTTGTAGCACTCTGGACACAAGCGCCCCCACTGTGTGGCGACGAAGTAAAAACGAGGTAATCTGGCCGGACAGCAAGAGCAAGAGATTAAAGGCTCACTTGGGAATTTAGATTGCTCTTTTTTATCTTGTGGTCTTAAGAATAGGTCTAACTGCTTATTTTCCATGAGTGTTGCCTATGGATTGGTTTAAAATGTTATAAAACGTTTCCCCGGTTAATTGATCGGTACTATAAAGATTGCCTTCAGACCGGCGCAGCGTGGCGCTAATTGCCGCTTTCATTTTCTTATTTTCTTTAATTAGTTCTTTTGCCATCTCTTCAGTAGTAATCATTTTAAACCTCTTTTGGTATCTGGAAGTTTAGATTATGTTTTTGCTTTAGCTTAATTAAATGCCGTGTAATAATCTCTTTTACTCTGCGCTTATATTCTGACCGATCATAATAAAAATCGGTGTTTCTTGTATTTATGCGGTTTAGTTCGTCCAAAAGAAGATTAGAGACTTTTGTTGCTACCGCTTGAACTGGAGTAAAATCTTTTTCCATCCGTAGAGTTTTAATATCCGCTGTTTTCATTTTGTCTCTCCAGAGAAGTGAATCTTGCCTCTTTCGCTGTTTGCCAAGTCATCTATAAGCTTTTTAACTCTTAAGATCAATCCTCTATACTGAACTGCACTATTCCAAGGATTGCTTTGGCTTATTGGTAACATCTCCACTAATTGGAATGCTTCGTACATTTTCCAAACGTGTTTAAGCATAGCTTTTTCTAATTTAATACCCTTTTGAGTCTCTTCGCTTATGGGCAGACTTTTATCTACTTCTATTTTGTGAAATCTAAGTGCCATTTTAAAACTCCTATTTCGCCCAAGGAATGGCGTTGGATCGAGCGTAGCACAGACCGGGCGGGGGGTCAAGGACTTGTTGCGGGGGGGTAAATTTGTATATCAATGACTTAGCATTTCAGTAAAACAAAAACAAGGAGTTATAAAGTCCCCTCTAAACTTATCGAGGTGTCGCCGTTCAAAAGCAGAAGACTCACACGCTTAGGGGGGGACAGAGATGTTAAGGTTAAGCTAGGTTAGATACGACTATATACAAGGAGACACACGCGGGGGTATATATACGTACTTAACTCATTACATTATTCTACTTTGGACCCCCTGTCCCCCCACTTAGTTTTTTTCTCTCTGAATTTGGGTCATGTTAAGCCGAAAAATTACACTTTTTAAAGTCACTAGGGGACAAAATTGGTTAGCTTCGCACATATACGCAATGGTACTTCGCAGTAAAACCGGCGCTAACATAGATTATAAATCCGCTGGCGCGTAACTAAACTAAAGCGCTGTCGCGTAGCTAGGCGCTGGCGCGTAGCTACCAAAACCCACCCCGTTAGGGGTAAAACGATCTAAAACAAAAAGAGCGCCCTATGTTAGCGGCGCTTCGGAGGGTGCAACGGCACAAAACTAAATTATGGTACGTGTTTCTCCAGTCTAATTGCCATGCGTTCTAGTTCTCGACTGGCGAATACCCAAAAATGTCCTGCGGTTCTGGTCTGCCATGCTGCGCTTAGTTCTAAACTCGCTTCCATGCATTTCTCACTTTGTTTACGCAGCGCCCTAATAAAAGCTTCTGGACTATCTGCGTCTTCGATAGAATTGTCTAACATTGCATTCTCCTAAGAATAAATACGCGCCATTATTACGCGATCCATATCAAACTTATCCGGCCATTTAAGCAGGATACCGCTAAAATAAGAATCGGCTTCATAGCCGTCCCATCCTTCCATCTCATTACCTTTGGGACATGCCATAAAATCATTAATATAGTACACCCATCCTTTATATCTTACAAAGTCTGCGCTCTGTTGTTTTTCTTGGTCCATCCAATCAAATTCCTTTTTCTCTTTATCTGTCAAATCTTCCCAATTGATTAACAGTCTTACGTGATAGTTACATTTAATAGTTGCCATAGCACTCTCCAGTTAAATTAATCCCGATCATCCCACGCGCCATAGCCGCATTCCAGTAGTGTAGCGTTTTGTTCTTCGCGGCTTGCTACATCTGTCCTTTTTTTCTTGTACCGGCGAATAGGTTTAATCGGTTTGGGATTTGCCGCCGATTGAATAGCGCGGCGTGTTCTTTCTTTTGTACATCTTGGACAATTGCAGTTTATTTCATAACTATGTGACATTGCGTTTCTCCTAAATTAACGAGTTTTGAAATCTTCTACGGCTTTTTCTATGTCGTTGAAGTAATGTCCCCAGTACGTACCCATGCTAGAACAATCCATTTGCCAAGTTACAAACTTCTGAGCGTTGTCTGGCATAAAACAAAGTACGATATCTGTGCCTTCTGCTTTCAATCTACGCTCTAGAAGGATCGCGCCGTTATGTAGTATTTTAATTGCCATCTTAATTTAACTCCTCGTTTGGTTGGTCTTGCCCAGTGATCGTCTCATATTTCGGACCCGGTGTCAACAACATTTGCTTAATTAACTTAGGCGATTTTAGTTTTAGGTGTGATAACTGTGAACATGTATACAAGTGGAGTAATGGAGATGTGGTGTTGTGTAACTATAAAGAGGTGGAGTAATGCAGAAGTATACAATTATACCGGTCGCGTATTTTAGTTTCGCTGGCGCGTACTTTAATCGCTGGCGCGTAGCTACGCGCTGGCGCGTAGCTAAACAAACTAAATTGCGCTGGCGCGTACCTTGGCGCTGGCGCGTAACTAGAGCAAACTAGTTTGCTCTACATATTAATTTAGTAAAACTTAAAACAAAAAAAGGGGGACCGGTTTCCCGATCCCCCTCAGTATACCATCACCACCGGCTCTTGCGGAGCCTCTTCACCCGGTCCTGCTTGGTTTCGGACTTCTTGTCTTGACCCCAAATCAGCTTGTTACTGCAAACTTTTGATGCCCGGTGCGCTTGGTTTATGCGTGCTTCAATCTGGTGGTTTCTGTCTTCGTACCAGTCTGGCAGTCTGCGAGGATCAACTAACCCATGCCACGGCGGGTTAGTCCTAAATGCGATTATCGTGTCAGCGTGGCATTGCGCGAAACACTCTCCATCGCAAAAGTGACAAACGGGATAAAAGCCGTCTTCGTTTGCTTTGTCTTCGAAGACTTGCTTTGCCAGCTTAAAAGCCTGTTCGCTTAGTTCGTGACAATACTGGTCTATCGTCTTCGTTCCCATGACTCGCGCCATTACCTCAGTCGGTTGGACCACTTTGTATTCATGTGCCATTGCTTTAACTCCAATTGCGGGAGCGTCCATGCTCCCTTGGTTTCAGTCCTACTTGCTGACTCGCTTACGCTTGCCACCAGACTGCATGTGCCGGTTTGCTAGCTTGTCAAGAAACTCTTGCGCTTCTTTCGGGCTAACCTTGCGGCGTTCTTCCCAGACTCCGGTGTAAGGCGATTGCAGGTGATTACCGCAGTATTGCGGTACTCTAAGCCGGTTCATTGGTTGCCACCGGTTTCAACATCGCTTCCAGCGATGCAATCTTGACTTCGATCCTTCTTACTTCTTCGATTTGGACCATCAACTTGATAGTTGAATAATCCAATATTGCTTCCAGCTTGATGATAGCTTGCCGGATTTCTTGTGCGGTATGTGCCATTTAACACTCTCCGATTTAGGATTAAAAGGTGGGAGCATCCATGCTCCCCAATCATGCTGCTATGCCGTCACCAGCGCTACTGCCGCAGTCCAAGCACGGTCTTTGACCTTGGAACCGTCACCCCATTGTGACGATACAAACTTGGCTTCATCGGTGCGGCCCTTGCCTGCTGCATGATCTACATCGTAGGTCACGGCATTGATGATTCCCCAAAGCGTACCGTCTGAGGATTCGACCTTTGCGCCCGGTGCATTATTGAGATGCGCTTGCAACCGGTTCAGCATTTGCTTTGTGTCAGTCTCCCTGCGCGCTGCCTGTTTCTCAGACAGCTTTTCAGCCGCTAAGAATTTGGCAACTTTCTCTTCAGTATCCAAACTGTAGTAAGCGTTTAACAGCAATTTCATTGCCTGCCCCTCGCTCACCTTGAACTTAGCCATCTCTTTCGCATGAGCGCTAAACTTAGACCATGCGTCTGAGACTAGTTCTAGCTTAATACTGATTTTGTCCCAATCCACAACCGTAGAGTGCCGGTTTTTAACGCTTAGCACGTTGTCATGCCGTGCGCTTTGTAGTGTGTTATCACACACTACTCGAAACTCGGTTGTGAATCCTTCCGTGGACATACTGCCATCGCACGATGTAGCAATGGTGACAAACTGTTGCATTTTATCCTTGCCCGGAAGCTGCAACACGTTGCGCGTGTTAGCCGTGACCCAGTAACGTCCACCATTAGCCAATACGCCTGCGGTTTCGATCTGGTATCCGTGCTTGGCGCACAGTTGCTTGAAAAATTGAAAGATAGTCGCAGGCTGTACAGGCTTATACCGTTCGGTAACAGTATTCATTACGCGCCCGGTATCGCTGCGATACAGGTGAAAGACATTTTCCGCAATCTCCTCCTGATAGAACGGCTTACCGTCCAATCCGACAATTTCGCGGTCAAACTTAGCGGATGCAATCTTGACGCTAAAATCAGCGCCCGCTTTCGTTTGAATATCCTCCGGTGAATCAGTGGGCAGAATCTCCTGCCCGTTCTGATGCCACATAGACTTGCGTCCACCGATCGCAGCAACTGCTGCGAAACCCTTACTAAAATCCAATGCGTGTGCCATTTGAAACTCTCCGGTTTAGGAATGCAAAAACGCGCCTTAACGCCTATTCGTTAAAGTCGCGGTTACCCTTGGGAATTGTAAAAGAGCCGGTACCAATTTCGCTGAGGGGGGGATTTATCCAATGCCCGTTGTCAGCCCGTAGCAACCGAAACGCTAACAGCGCGTCCCGGTTCTGAGGCGGGGAGCCTTTCGCTCAGTTGCCCGCATTGCCGATAATACTCCGATTGAAGCTAAAAGCAATAGGGTTTAAGGGTTATTTTGCACTAAATCAGAATCGACGCTAATGCCCCTAGAACGCTCTACAAGGCCGGCGCATTTGACCCCTAACCGTGCTATTCCCCAAACCCGGTGAGCCGCTCCGGTCGTCCTATGCGGTTTTAGACACGTTGCGAAAAGGAGACAAAAACAGTTATCCACAGGGTTATCCACAGGGTTACTAACAGCTTATGCTATCACCAATTCACCGGTTATCCACAGGTTGTTATTAGACGTTTAGACGGCCAAACGATATGCTCCCGGTGCTGTTAGACGGCTAGACGTTTAGACGGCTAAACCCGGCGTTGTGACATTGTATACAATGGCAGTCGGACAGCGGTATAAACGTATAGACATATAGATGGCTAAACGTATAGACGTATAGATGGCTAAACCCGGCGTTGTGTATTAGTATACTAGACCCCCCATGCGGACCCGTAGTCGCGTAGCGCCGAACAGGTACCGAAGGTACCTCTATAACTCGCACAATTGGTTTGAGTCGCGCCAAAAAATAATAATTTAAAATCTCGGTAAGCTAAACCCGGTAGTCCTCATTATCTCCATATGCTAAAAAATAAATTTTTTTCGTTATCCCCGCGCTCGAAACCCCTTGACAGCTCGGCAGAACTGTGATACGTAGGCCGGTTGACCCACCCCAAGGAGAATCCCAATGAGCTTTATTAAACCAACTGTTGGAAGAGTAGTGTGGTACATACCAAAGAACGTAGACAATTTAGAACAGCATAATAATGATCCCTTAAAGGCAGATATAATTGCAGTTCACAGTCCAGAAGAAGTAAGTCTTTTCGTAATAAGTGCTTCTGGTCAAACAAGGTATATTTCTAAAGTGCCTCTTTGGCAAATGGAGTCAGGAAAAGAAAGACCGGCAAAAGGTGGTTATGCTATGTGGATGCCGTACCAGTTAGGACAGGCGGCAAAGACAGAAGAGGTATTAGGTAGAGTAAGAAGTTCAATAGGACCGGAAGAGTTAATAAAAGGACATGCACCTAAAGAAGCGGTAACCGATCCTCCTTTAGCTGGACAAGACACACAGCCACCCCCGGCACTTAGGGGTTAAAAGATGCGTTTTAGATTTGCAATGGACGATGAACGGGAAAAGAGGCTTAAAATCTGTAAGACTTGTCCGTTTTACAGAAGGGCTTTTCCTGCGGTTCTTTCGTTATGTTCGGTATGCTTATGCGTGGTGGAAGGCAAGACTTGGCTAAAAGATCAGGTATGTCCTAAAGGAAAATGGTAATGAGCAGATCATCTTCAAGAAGGAAAGCGAAGCGGGCAATGTATAAAAGGTTAAAGAAAGAAAATAGGTTAATTAAACCTGTAACGAAAAACACTAGGCTCTTACCAAACACTATACCGCAATTTAATCTTTATGCACCTAAAATCAAAAGAGCTTTATCAAGAGTTATAGAGTTTGAAGTTCGCAAGCCGGGAGAGTTTAGCAAGTGGCTGGAAGATTTACACATAGAGCATTACAGAGCAAGGTTTCAGGAGAAATTAGATGAGCAAAAAGAGAGAGATAAAGATAGTCAAAAACAAACCGTTACCGAAGCCGAAATTGGTAGATTTGACTAGTCTACCAGATAAAACGCATGAGGAGATTACTAGGCATTTACAACATGCCAAGAATGAACTTTTGTCACAGGGTCATGCAGCGGGTTATGCTTTGGTCGTCTGGAACATGGACGGTACAATAGGTACGTCTTTTTGGGCTGCTAGGGGATCAATAGGGAGAAGTCTGACACCGGCAGTTGTACATGATGCCTTATTAAAGCGTATCACTGTTCTTGAAGCCCTAGAAGAGACAGAGGATGCGGGTGAGTTATGAACGCTTTAGTCAAAGAAAAGGAAACTCCGTTACAGATACTAGATAAAATACAGTACAAGGCACCGTTTAAGCATTTTGACCCTCGGTCTTATGACGCCTTTTATTCTAAGCATACTCACCCTTTACAGTATCTTGAAGCAATAGGGATGGAGATAATAACAGACCTATTATTAAATCAATTCTCTCCTAAACAAATAGCGACAGCGTTACAGATATCTCAGCATATTTTAATGCGATGGATAGACAATGACGCAGAGAGGAAAGCAGAATGGGAGTGGGCGTTAAACCATGAAGCGGATAACTTAATGTTTGAAGCAAGGGATAAGTTAGAAGAAGTATTTGTACCGTCAGATAAACAGTTAGATAAAGCAGAGAAAATAGCTAACCATAAACGGATAATGGCAAAGGGTTTTGGACAGAAGAGATGGGGTCAGAAGGTGGACGTGTCGGGGATAGCAGCGGGGGCAACGGTTACGTATAATTTCAATGTAGGGCTGTTGCCAGAACAGCAAGAGAGATTGGTTAGAGAAAAAGCAAGTGTAATAGAGCATAAAGGTGATCCCAATCCACCGGTATCATTTGACTTTACGAACTATTTGGGATCGGGGTTAAACGCGATTGACTTAACCATACCGAAAGAGGATATGAATTATGAAGAAGCAAAAGCCCAAGAAACCCCCCTTTTCGAGCCAGAACAAGAACCGCAAGGATAATCCTAAAGACACTCCTGCGCAGGAGAGAGCAGAGCGAAAGAGAGGAATTAAGACGTGAAAAAGAAATCTAAAGGTAAGACAGTAAAAGAGAAGTTTGAGAAGAGTAAAAGTAGAAAGCGTGGTTTTACGCCTAATCCCGGTGGACCCCCAACGGGGAGAATGTGATGGGAGAAGTAATATACGTAGTGCAAAAGAGACTGGAAAACGGTAAGCGTAGCATATGTAAAAGTCAGGTGCAAACATCAAGGGAAGCAAGGATACTAAAGGAAATGGAAGATAGACAGGTAGATAAGGATTTGGCAGAGTTTTTAGTAGACTTGGAAGAATCAGGAGAATTTAGTGAGTGCAGCTCATCCACGTAATATAGAGCTAAAACCAACGGGCAGGACAGGCTTATTGACGTATGATGCAGAGCCTACTGCCCGTTTATTTCATAATGATGATACACTTTACCGGTTCTTAATGGGTCCAGTGGGATGTGGCAAGTCTGCTGGATGCGTTATGGAGCTTTTAATGCGTGGCTTTGAGCAAGCACCGTTCCAAGGGGTAAGGAAATCACGTTGGGCTATCATACGTAACACATATCCAGAGTTAAAATCGACAACTATTAAGACTTTCCAAGAATGGGTACCGAATAATATATGTCCAGTAGTCTTTGATGTACCGATTAGAGCGAATTTTAGACAAAGATTAAATGATGGGACCATAGCGGACATAGAATTTATCTTTTTAGCACTGGAAACTGAGGATGATATTAAGAAATTATTGTCTTTAGAGCTTACTGGAGCATGGATAAACGAGGTAAGAGAGGTTCCAAAGGCAATAATTGACTTTCTACGTGGTCGTATACCCCGATATCCAGCTATAAAAGAGGGTGGAGCTACTTGGTCTGGTATTATAGCAGACACAAATAGGCCAAAAGTGGGTCATTGGCTGTATATGTTGTTTGAAGGAGAGGAAAAACTAGACGATTTTAAGCTATTTGAGTACCCTGCGGCGGTGTTTTGGGACAATAAAACTAGTATATGGGTACCGAATCCAGATGCTGAAAACCTTAAAAATCTGCCTCCAAACTACTATAAAAACCAGATTCAGGGTAATTCTGAGTCTTATATCAGGGTAATGCTGGCAAATGAGTATGGTGTACAGTTATTTGGCAAACCTATATATCCACAGTTTAGCCAAAATCGGCATGTAGCGAAGGAGATATTAAGAGGAGAAAGAGGATTACCGCTTATACTAGGGTGGGATTTTGGTCTTAATCCAGCATGTATAATTAATCAGTTATCTAGAAGAGGGGGATTAAGAATAATAGATGAATTAGCTCCAGCAGATGAGGATTTAGAGTCCTTCTGCATGGAGTATGTAATGCCTTTATTAAATCAAAAATATTCTGGTTATACCTATGTTTGCGTAGGTGATCCAGCGGCGCGGGGTAGGTCTGGTTTAGATAAGAGAACTGCGTTTGATGTTCTCGCAGACTTTCATCTAAAGTTACAACTAGCGCCGACAAATAATTTTGCTCCTCGCAAAGAGGCAGTTGACTTCTTTTTAAACCGTAATGATGGTTTTTTAATATCCCCGCACTGTCAGTATATGATTGAGGGGTGTGCGGGCGGGTATGTCTATGAAAAGATGAGTAACACAATGGCAGGTGCGACTAGATATAAAGAGAAGGCAGAGAAGAATAGATATAGTCATGGACAAGATGCAGAACAGTATGTAGCGTTGTTTGTAAGAAAGGGTAGTGGCGTTCAACGAGCAGGTAGAATGTTGAACGGTATGGGCAATGATGAGGCACCAAAGAAAAAATTCTTATGGGCATAAAATTAGCTTGGGAAAGAGTGACTTGTCCTTACTGTATGAAGCGATTGACTTTTCGTGGAATAGACATGAAACATGCGAGAAGTAAAATAGCTAAACACTTAGAGAAATGTAAGGAGCAACATGCAGATTCGAGACATGGTACCGGAGGACTTAGACCAAGTGATGGTACTGGAGAACAAAAAATTTAAACCTTGGGATCGTATTAGTTTTTATCAAGCTGTACGTCTTGGTCATAGAGTTGCGGTAGTTGAAGAAAATGGTAAAATTTTAGGCTATGGAGTAGCTGATAAAGGTCATGCACGTAATATAGCAACGAGTAATCCATATGCAGCTTTAATGCTTTATAACCAGTGGAAAAAAGAAGCACTGGAAGCAGGAATAGATACGTTATGGGCTGAAACACATAAGAGTAGTACTGAAGTAATAGCTTTATTATTGCATTATGGTTTTATGAAACAAGGTACAAGACCAAACTACTATGCTCCCGGTGAGGATGCGACCGTATGGGCTAGGCCAAACCTAGCGGAGTAGTTCGCAGGGGTTCGGGGACAACTGAATTTCCAAGTTATTGATTTTCCAGCTTGACAAGGGGCAATTTTTGTGGTAAGGAGCTACCCCGCGCCGGGGTTGTCCGTGCGCGTTTCCCCCACTTTTAATATAAAGGAACTAATGTCATGGAACATGTAGAAGCTTTACGTATGCGTTTACCGAAACTCGAAGATGTATCGGATTTACCGCAAGACCCGGCGTATCCGGTAGGATATGCGAGCGCACCGAATGGACCGGGAGGTTTAGTACAGTCATTGGGTGTTGCTAGTGTTATTGCATTTGCAGGGTCTTATAACTGGGATACCAAGGACCAGCAGAAGATTGCTCTTAATTGGGCTAAGGATACTGTTAATCATTGTGCATGGGCTGCGACACTACGTGATTATCAGAAAGAGCTTGATGAAGAACAGAAGCGTAGTATCCAGTTATCTTGCGTTTCGGCAGGTGTATTTTTTGGTGGTCGTCGTTTGCTTCCGGTTGTGTGGGGTTATGTAGCGGGTCGCGCACAAGCGCTTAAAGGATTAGGTTTTGCAGCTAATTTCAATGAAGGGGATAGTAGTTTCCTTGGACAGACTAGTTCGGAAAAGGGTCCAGCGGATGCTAAGGAATTAGCATTTGAGTCTTTAATCAGTGATGTACGGCAGGGTATTTATACTCCTGCTGCGACTCCTACAGAGGGTGGTCCGGTAAAGAAAGCTGTTAAATAATGCCCGATAGAGACATAGCTGACTTGCAAGCTAGGACCAAAATCCTAGAAGAAAGCCATGAGAAAGTAGAGTTAAGGATAGAGAGTAAGATTGATGGCTTAGTCACTAGTCATAATGATCTAAAAACATTAGTTGTCACAGCAATTGCAACAGCTAGAGTAAAGTGGAAAATTTTGTTTAGTATTGCGGCTATTGTGGGTGCTGTGGCAGCTATTGTTGCTACTTTGGTTAAGTTTGTATTTATGAAATAGGAGAGTATTATGTCATTAGGTACTATCCTTTTAATTGTTTTAATATTGATACTTATTGGCGCGTTACCTACTTGGCCGCACAGTGCAAACTGGGGGTACTTTCCTAGTGGTGGTTTAGGTTTAATTGTTGTAATTCTTATTATTTTACTTATATTGGGTAAAATTTAGGAGAGGATAATGTCTGCTGACTTTGCTTATATTTCACCACAGACTGCGGCTAAAACGTCTCCTGTATTTGATGCAAGGGGATGTGATGGGTTTCATGTAAGTGCAGATAATTTAGCAGCAGCAGAAGTAGTAAATATTTCGGTTGTAGCGGGGTCAACAAATAAAGTGCTTACAGATGCTGCGGGTGTTGCTATTAAACTGACTGCCACTGTTCCATCTTTATATCTTCAAGGTGGTACATTTTACGTATTTGATAAGACAATTACTGCTGGTCTTTGCGGTGTGTATGTGAATGTTAAGCAAAGATAATGTCTTTAAATCTTTTATTTGAGGGAGAAGTATACCCTAATGGACAGGGTACATTACGTTTTAATGGACTTAATGATGGTAATAGTGTTGCTTTTATTGTAAATGCGCTACAAAATTTGGGTTCTGGTGTATCACTTATAACAGGAACAGTTAAAGGAACTACAGGTGGAGGGGGTGGTAGCGGGGGTAGTGGTACTGATTTTGTAGAGAATATAATACAGACAGCACATGGATTACTGGTAGGTAATGTTGTTAGATTAAGTGGTGCTGGTACTTACACAAAAGCACAAGCTAATAATGCAGTAAACGCTGAAGTAGTAGGAATAGTAGTAGCCGTAATAGATGCTAATACGTTTACTATTTGTTATGGTGGTTACATTGATCCTACTTTACTTGTCTTTACAGGCTTAACGCCTAATTCTGTTTACTTTTTAAGTCCAATAACACCGGGAGCGCTTACACTTACAGAACCTATAGCAGTAGGTCAAGTATCTAAACCGCTTATATGGGCTGATTATCCGAATAGCGGTTACTTTTTTAACATGCGTGGCTTGACTGTATCAGCCGCGCCAGTTCCGAGAAAATATCCTTTTACCTTTAGTGATTCAACACAGTCTTCAAAGTATGATGCTACAACTAAACTTGCGTTAGGGTCTAAATATTTTGATCCGAATGATGCTAGTTGGGGATTAGGTGCAGCATCTATAGTTAAGCTTTGCATGTTATTAGAGACAACAAACGGGGCAAACTTAGTAGGTGGAGATTTATTACGTGAAACCGGGGCAGGATCACCAGTGATTATAGCTAGTACGCCTACAACTGCTGGTTTAAATGCTACGCTAGTGACTGTAGATGTATCTACAGCATTTAGACCGGGGGCGGTCGCGGGCATATTCACTACACGTTGTTGGATTACTACGGCTGGTGATCAAGTAACTAACCGTGGATCGTGGTTGGAGATACAGCCGTAATGGTTACCCGTAAGATTATTGTACCAGATAAAAAGCTAATTCTTCCACAAGAAAAGGCGATTATAACTCCTTTTGCGCTTCCAGTTTACTCTAAGAGTTGGCAATTTAATTGCAACAATCTTATAGCAGCGCAAGGAGCTAATCTTGCTGATATGCGTCTATTATGGCGAACAATTAAAAATCAGATGCTTGCTATTGGTTTATTTCCTTGGAATGTGAAATATAGTTGTAATAGTGTAACTGCTGGTGTGCCGGGTGATGGTGTTGATCGTTGGGTTACTGATTCTAACCTAGTATGGAATCAAGCGGGCGGCGCGCATTCATGGATAGTTTTAGGACAACCGGCAATTTTATCTACAACTCAGATTTTAATTTCATTATCTCCTGTTAGTGGTGGTAATCAACAAAACTTTAGATATGCAATTTCTAATGCTGGATTTACTGGTGGAACTACTTCAAATGATCCAACTGCGACGGATGCAGTAGCAGTTATAGCAAGTAATACACCAAATTTTTCTACTGATTTGGCAATGCGATGGACAATTGAAGAAACAACGGATGGACAGTGTACACGTATTATAATTTTTGCTGGTGGTAATCTTGTAATGGCTGGATTTATTGATAAATTAGCAAATCCAACAGCAGGAACGCCGGGGTATGCTAATGGAGGAGTTATAGGGTTTACTCCAAGTGCTGGACTTGCATTAATTAATGCTGGAACATCAAACCATAATGGTGTTTCAACAACAGTAAATGCATCATGGGAATCTGCGTCAGCTCTTGCAATACCAAGTGAAATAAGTGGGGCATGGGATTTATTTCCAATGGCTGCATGTGGAATGTCTGTGGGGGGTAGAGGTAGACTGGGTACGTTCCAAGATATGTGGGTTGGTTCTAGTGGTATAGCTACTGGTGATGTATATCCTGCAACCGGTACACCAATTAATCAATTTATACAAATCGGACAAGTTGTTATGCCTTGGAATAATGGACCGGTGAATTTGTCGTGACAGCGCGTGATGGCTACTTACAGAATGCAGGCGCAAGTACTACTATGGCGCAGCTTTTTAGTAGTGAGATGACTGCTAGTAAAGATGATGGTTACTTACTTATTGGTGTTGGAGGAGTTTCATTATTTAGTACTGAAGCCACTAATCCGGGTACTTCTGGTGCAACAGTCTATAAATACAAAAATCGTGGCTGGTATGTAGCAGGAGGAGTAGAAGAGTCTTGGGTTACAGTAGGTGCGCCTAGTACAGTCCCACCTAGTGGACACACATTAATAGGCATTGATTATGTGGTGTTACAACCGTAATGGGTAGTAGTTCTGCGCTCCCTGCTGTTGGTGTAGGTGCGACCGGAGCAACGGGCGCAACGGGAGCTACCGGCGCAGGACCAACGGGTCCAACAGGCGCTACAGGCATAGGCTTACCGGGTCCAACAGGAGCTACAGGCGCAACGGGAATAGGTGCTACCGGGCCTACAGGCGCTACCGGAATAGGCGTACAAGGTCCAACAGGAGCTACAGGAGCTACAGGAATAGGTTTACAGGGGGCAACAGGTGCTACAGGTACAACTGGTTCTATTGGGCCTACTGGGCCTACCGGGGCTACTGGTGCTGGACCTACTGGTGCTACAGGTACTACTGGTCCTACAGGTGCCACCGGTGCTACTGGCGCTACTGGTATTGCGAGTCTCGCTGCTGTAGGGGCTGCACCGAATGCGTTTGCTGGTACTATAGCAGCAGGAGTTTTAACTTTACAACCAGCGAACCAGTCTTTTCCCGGTGTAATGACGGCAATAGCACAGACGTTTGCTGGAAGTAAAACATTTAATGATTCAGTTTATATACAAAAATCAATAGAACTAATTCAAACTACTTCTGATGGTATTACTGGTGTTATTAATCAAGGTGGAAATAGTCTTTTACATACGTTTGGTGGTGGTGTACAACCAAATACGTTTTTAGGATTGTCTGCTGGTAATTTTACTCTTACTGGAAATAGAAATACTTGTATAGGTGCTGCTAGTGGTAATAGCTTAACTACTGCTAATAGTAACACTTTAATTGGTTATCAAGCTGGTGTAGCGCTTTCAAGTGGGGCTAGTAATACTATATTAGGTTCTTTAAGTGCAGTTAATGTAACTACTGGTGCCCAAAATATATGTATTGGTTACAATATTAATCTTCCTAGTGCGACAGCGAATGGTCAACTTAATATACAAAATATTATTTACGGTTTTGGTAATACAGGTGTTTTAAATACTGTATCTACTGGACGAATTTGTATAGGTACTAATGTAGATGATGGCGTAAATAGACTACAAATTGCTGGTAGTGCTGCTTTTAGTGGTAATATTACCGCAGCAAATTTTCCCGGTGGTGCAGGAATTAATGCACTTAGTGCTATTGGTGTTACTCCGAATGCTAATGCGGCTTCGATATCAGGAACAGTTCTTAATTTACAGCCAGCAAGTGCAACTTTTGGTGGTGTAATTATTCCCGGTAATCAAGTATTGCCTTCTGGACGGAAAACGTTTACTGATGTTTTACTTGCTAATTTATATTACCAGTTTTATGATAATGGTATAACTACCACAACAAGTAATATTGCTTGGAATAATGGTTCTATTCAGGCTATTGCTCCAAATAATAGTGCTGCGCTTACTTTTACATTTAGTCCTCCGTTATATCCCGGTATACTTACTCTTAATGTTTATGCAGGTGTTGCGGGTATTCCTACGTTTCCAGCAAGTGTTCATGGATCACCGGGAGCTACTTTAGTTGCAGGAAAGAATTCAATATTTAGGTTTTTTTGGGATGGTAATGCTATTTTTTATTATATAGGTGGATGTAATAACCAATGAGCTTATCAACTGCTGGTATGAGTTACATGCCATCCTCTCCGCCATCGGGAGGCGTGTCACCATTGGCAACACCGGTAGCGCCGGTAATGCAAGAGGAGATACAAGATGATTTAGCTCGTTATGTAAGAAGTGCTTTTATTGAAGCAGAAATGTATCGCCGGGTATCGGGGGTAGAAGAACGGCTTTTACGGGCATTAAGAGCAAGACGGTATGTATATGATCCAGAAGACGCAGGACTTGTTGGTGCGATTGATGTATATATTGGTCTTACTGCTCTTAAGTGTCGGGCTGCTGAGAGTTGGATTAATGACATTTTACTTAGTGCGATAGATAAACCTTGGACGTTATCTCCTACTCCAATTCCAGAACTTCCGCCGTGGATGAAAGAGCAAGTTGTAGACGCTCTGGAATTAGAGTTACAGCAATCAGGTGTACCAGAAGATTTACGTGCTAGAGCGAAACAGCTTAAAGACGCAGCTTTAAAATATGCTAGAGAAAAAGCTAAGTCTGCTTGTGATGGAATGGAATTAAAAATAGAAGATCAGTTATTAGAAGGTGATTGGCGTCCAGCGTTTGCAGAGTTTATACAAGATTTTTGTACGTTTCCAGCGGCTTTTATGCGAGCGCCGGTTATAGAGAATAAAAGAAGACTAGAATGGAATGGTAAGAAAGTTGTTGAAAAAGTTGATACAATTTATGTATCTCGGAGAATAAGCCCATTTGATGCATATCCATCTATGGAGAGTACTACTCCACAGAATGGACGGTTCTTTATAGAACGTCGTAAGATACAGATGGATGAATTACATTTGTGTCTTGGACTACAAGGATTTAATGATGAGACTATTAGAACGGTATTAGAAAAATATGCTAATACTGGTTTTGAAGAACAACTAAGGCCGGATTATCAAAGAAAGTTTCTTCAAGACACATTTACGCCTACTTTAGATCGAAAGACTTTAGATTTAATTATTTATAATGGCAAAATACCGGGTAAGTATCTTATAGAACGTAATATATTAGTAAAAGACCCGGAGGCACAGTATGAGTGCGAGATTTGGACAATTAATAACTATACTGTTAAAGCGGTTATTAATCCGTATCCATTACAAGCACGTCCTATATTCTCATCGTCGTTTGTTAAAGTACCGGGCGCGTTATGGGGCGAAGGTTTAGCAGACATATTACGAGATACGCAGAGAGTAGTTAACTCTGCTGCGCGGTCTATTGTACGTAATATGAGTTATTCGTCTGGTCCAGTAGGTGAAGTTGATGTAGATCGTTTAACTGCTGGAGAAATACCAGATGAAGTATTCCCATATAAACTATATCATGTGGAAACAGACCCAACAGGTAAGGGTAATCCTGCTTATCGTTGGTTTGTTATACCCACAGTAGTACCGGAATTATTACAAGTATGGGATAAATTTAGTCAAATAGCGGATGATTTAAGTGGTGTTCCGCCGTATATAATGGGTAATATGCAAGCACAGGGTGCTGGTCGTACAATGGGCGGTCTTAGCATGTTAATGGCTAATGCTGCTAAGGGTATTAAGAATAGTATTTTAAATTTGGATCGTGATGTTATAGAAGATGTAATAACGTTCTATTATAACATGAATATGCGATTTGATGATGATCCAGATATTAAAGCAGATGTTCAAGTTATTGCGCGTGGCGCTACTGGACTTCTGCAACGTGAGTTGGCACAAGCTAAAACTCTTGAGCTATTGCAAGCACTTGCTCCGTATGCTATACCGCAACCGGGTGTTGCACCACTTGTACCAGCAGAAGGTATGCAGATTTTACTACGTGAAGTGCTTAAGACTACTGGTTTACCAGTGGATGAGATTATACCTAATCCAGATAAACTAAGTGCGCTTTTAACAAGTCTAGGTTCTGTAGGTGGTAATCCACAGATGATAGCGCAGTTAATACAAGGTATGGCGGGTGGTAGTCCTTCATCGGCTAATGCCATGCTAACAGGCTCCAGCAGCGCGCCTAAGCTCGACGCTCGATCCGCTGTCCCAAGCACGCCGGGGGGCTTGCCGTCGCCTACAGCCCCAACCGCGCCGCCTAGCGGGGCAGGGAGCCAGACACCAGTCAACATGCCTTCAGGGTCGTAGTTCAACAACCGTAGAGAGGAGTAATTTACAATGCCAGCATTAGTAAAAGTAGGTCAAACCGGGCGTGAAAATGCAGCACCGGAAAACTCATATTATACAGATGAATATGTATATGCAGTTACTACTACAACGGTAATTCCTCATGGACTTGGAGTACGTCCGAAACAGGTATGGTTAGAACTTAGATGTACTGTTGCAGATATAGGATATGCAGTAGGTGACAGAGTTAGTTTTGTTGCTCCTGCATCGGCTTCAGTAAGCTTTAATAATGTTAATATTACAGTAGCACTTACTGTTACTATTCCAACACTTATTAATCCTTCAACTAATGCAGCGGCAGCAATTACGATTGGTAGTTGGAATTTATTAGTTAAAGCTGAAATTGTTTAAGGATAAGACATGAAAATTAGTACTGGCATACCTATTTTCAATACACCGGTTGATCCACAGGGGACTGAGAACCAGCCCCCCAATGCGATTTTTCATGCCGGTAGTAAGAATTTAATGTCTCATATTATTGACGTATCTGAGACAGCTATAATTGTAAAAGCGTATGGATTTTTGAATGATGCCAGTACTATTACTGTTTGTACAGTTACTACCGAAAGAGATGGTAAAAACTATGCTAGTCCTATGGTCTTAAATGGACGGCATGTACAGTTATCAAATAGGAATAATGTGTTGGTCATTGATATGACCGGTAAGTATACATTCCAGCTTTCGGATGGATTGGGTGTTACTACGTGTGCTTACCATGAATCCGGTTTAGGCTTATGGTCATTTGGATTAAGTGCTTTTGCTGTAGCTAATGGAATGCTGGAATTTGTTGAAACTGAAACGATTAAACCAGTTATGGTAGAAAATACAATTAAGTTATATGCAAAAATATCTAACGATCCTAGTAATTTATTACAAATGCGTGATGAACCTTCTATTGTAGATGATCCTTTAGGTCCAGTTTTACCACCTGCTCTTGTTGGTCAAAAAGATGAATATGATGCTGGTGGTTTATATTATGGTATAACAGCACCAGTTGATGTTAGAAATCAGTATGTATCTACAACACTAGGAAATGATGTTACTGGAGATGGTTCACATGATGCACCATTCTATTCAATTGCACATGCGATGAATCGAATACCGGAAGGTACAACAGCTACTATATGGTTACGTTTTGGGGAAACATTTTATACGTACTCACCAGATAGTGCTCCTATAAGTGGTGGACCTAGAGATACAAGTATAGTTACAGGACATACATTCATTGATAGTATAGTACATTATTCAACATTAATATCAGTTGGAAATAGACTTGTAACTATTCAGCCGTATGATGATCCATGTATTAAAGCTATTAATGACTATAGCGCATCATCTGGAACACTAAATAATCCATATTTAGCAGCAGAGATACAGTTTCCACGAATTGTAATAAGCTTGTTTCAAGCATCTGATGGTCCTACTACGTATGTTCCATCGTCTATCGCTATAGAATCTAATGGAGTATTGTCGTTTTTAGCCGTGAATGTGGAAATGCCGAAGACAGGTAATGCAACTTCGGGTTTTTCAGGTAGTGGATTTGGACATGCTGGTATTATATTATTTGGTGGTGGTCAGATTACATTAGCAGAAATACCAATGTTTGGAAAACCTATGGGACAAGCAGGATTTGCAGCGAATTTAGCTTTTAGTAATGTTAATATAAAAGATCATTCACCACCATCTGTAGCAATGAAAATTGCATCTTTAGGGTCAAGACTTACTATAGTTACTAATCCTTATAGCGCTGGTGGAAATACGCTTATACCGGCGTCAGGTTTACCATATACACATAATCCTGATACTCCAGAAGACTTTTTACGAAATAGAGCAAAATGGATTGGGTTAACTGTTTTTGGTCCAGATCAAAGTGGTGTTGGTTCTGGTGATGCTAGATATAGATGCTATAGAAATTTAGTAACTACTACGTCAATAGATTTGGCGTAATTAGCTTAACCGGGCGAAAGCTCATAACTGAGGAGTAAATGAAATGGGTAAGGGTCTAATGCCAAATGCCTCAACAAGTGGTAGTTCTATGTGGACACCACAGGCGCGTGGTGATACTTCCAAGATTTGGAAGGGTGGTTTTGGTGGTACTGTTGGTGGTGCTAAATCGGGTGGTTCTTTCTTAGGTAAGAATCCCGGTAATAATGAACAGCGTAATAGTAAGAAGTCTGCTGGTTGTGCAACCTGCGGATGAAATACCGTATTACGCCAAACCAAGCAAGAAAGATAGAGCATTTTGCTCGATCTAATTTTGCTGAACTTTTGGCAGAAATACTACGTGAGAGAGAGCAACAGTTAAATGATGCGTTTAGGCGTGCTTTACCTGAAAATTTTTTAGAAATTAAAGGTAGGGCATTGGAAATTGATTCATTACTAGAGGCTCTTAAAGCTAAAGAGCCTAGTGGAGAATAGACATGCCGGGTTTACCGCAAGCAATGGTTCAAAAGCGAGAGATTTTAAGAGCACAACTAGCTGGTGAAACACCACCGGCTGAAGTTGTGCAACCGAAAGAAGTAGTTATTCCACATATGGATGGTCCAGCGGCTAAACCACCTGTAGTAACTCCAATACCAGAACCAACACCGGCTCCAGTAGAGACAAAACCGGAGCTTACGTTAGAGCAGCAGTGGAAAGCGGAAGCGCAGAAAAACGAGCAAAGATGGAAGTCTTTGCAGGGTGTTATTGATAGTTTAGAACCGACTCTGAAAAGAGAGAAAGCAGAACGTGAAAGATTAGAGAAGGAATTAAAGGAGGTACGTGAAGCCCTACCGCCACCACCGGCGATTCCTGATCCTGATGATTTAACGGAAGAAGAGTTAGCAACATATGGCGAATCTCAAGGTGTAATCACCAAGATAGCCCGTAAGATAGCAAAAGGTGAAACTTCTGCCGCTATGGCAGATATTAAAAAAGAATTGAAAGAGTTACGTGAAGCAAATACTCGTGTTCAAACTGATCTAACATCGACCAGTGAAGAACAGTTTATGTCGCACGTAAAGTCTAGAATTAAGCACTTCGATGATATAGTCGCAAGTGATGAATGGAAACAGTATATTGCTACAAAGGCTCCATACTCGCGCAAGACTGTCTATGACATGTTAGCGCAGGCACATGTGGATCGGGATTTAGATACCATAGTTGAAATTTTTGGGGGTTTTAAACCCTCTAAGGATGCCTTAGCTGCAATGGTTACTCCTAATCTTGGCGGTGGCGCTCCTCCTGTAAACTTAAACGGGAGTCGAAAGCCAATGCTTAAATTATCTGACCGTAAAAAGGTCAGTGATGATTTTGTGAAAGGCAAAATTACTAAGCAAGTACGCGATGAGTGGGATAAACTGTTTAAAGAAGCTGAGGCAGAAGGTCGAATTGATTTTAATGCATGAGGACTAAATCATGGCCGTTGCCGTAGCATCTAGTTACCCTCAATATAGTGGTAACCTTATATCACCGATGTTCAGCATGGACTTGCTGGAGTTGTTTTATTGCTCTAGTGTCTATGGCGAGATTAGTACTACAGAATATAGTGGTACTATTGAAAAATGTGGTGACCAAGTAACGTTCTGGCGTGAGCCTGAAGTTACCATTCGTGACTACGAGAAAGGTGGCACGATTGTACATGATACGATTGATAGTGAGCCGACTACGCTTGTTATTGATAAGGCTAAGGACTTTAGTATGGTCATTAGTCAGATTGATGAGAAGCAGATTTGTAATTGGCCGTCTTGGCGTGAGAGTTTCCTGAAGCGTGCTGCGTATCGGTTAGCGCAAGCAATTGATACGTCTTTGTTTGCATCTGTTTATATGGATGTAGACTTAGATAATGCGGGTACGTCTGCGGGTTATGTATCTCATGCGTATAATCTTGGAGCTACAGGTAATCCGGTAGCTGTTACATCGTCTAACATTAATCAGGTGCTTACTTACCTGCATGGTGTTTTAGATGAACAGTGTGCGCCGCGAGAGAACCGCTATGTAGTGATGCCAGCTATTGCATATACTACGCTCTTGAATAGTGACTTACGCGCTGCGTATTTAACCGGTATGGATATTTCTCCGATGATTAACGGGCGTTTGCCGCCCAATGTTGCCGGATTTAATATCTATATTTCTAACTTCTTACCACCGTTCTTTGATGCGGCTGTTAGTGCGAACTGCTATCAAGTTATTGCCGGTGTTAAGATGGCAACTGCGTTTGCTGCACAGATTGACCAAACGCGCGTAATTGAAGATAAAGACTCATGGGACCGCTACTATCAAGGTTTAGCGGTGTATGGCTTTAAAGTACTGTACCCGAAAGGTGTTGCAGCACTCTATGCCCGCTTTAGCTGATAGGAGATAGACATGGCTAGTGTATATGAGTTGTATTTGGGTGGTCCTCGTCAGCAAAATACTGATTGGGCTATCTTTCCAGCGGCTCCTTTTAGTTCGGCAAATACGTCGAATTTAGCACCACCGAGTAAACATCCAGTTGTATATGGTGCGTCGCGTACTCTGGATTTTACTAATGATAAAGCGTTAAGTTATTTTCTAAGGAAGAATTTAGTTACTGGTGCGGTTGTTAATGGTGATGCGTTTGGAGCTGTTGTTATTCCTTCAAACTCTCTGTTTTTTGGTCTTTGGTATAAGGTAAATAGTATCATTGCAGGTACGGGTGGTACATTTAAACTTCGGATACGTGGAGTAGCACAAGATTTGGTTACTGCTCTTGATCCACACGTTACTCCAACAACTGGGTTTGTACCTTATAATAGTGGTGCGGCTATTACCAATTTTGGTACTATTCTTGCTGGTATGCAGCATCTTTTTACAGCACCGGATATTGTTGATCTTGTAGTTACGGCGCTTCCAACGCCAAATGTGTGGTCTGCTTTTAGTATCACACTTACACCAGTGTACTTTAATTTCCAAAGTGGTATGATGAACTGAGTAAGTGGGGTGGTAGTGGAGGGGGTCGCATCCCGGCTCCCTCCTTTTTAAACAAGAGGATTTTACAATGGATCAGCCAAATATTGCAAGAGTAGTAATTTCTAACCGTAAAAATTTAGTTGATAATAGTTTGGATATTGGTGGGCCAACGGTATTAAGTGTTGGTCTTTATATGCGACATATTGAGTCTGGTCGCGTATATCCATTTGAAAGAGAAGGTGCAAAACGTGAAGATGTAGAGATTTTTAGGCGTGATGCGGCTGGTAATGAAACTAAGATTATCAAGCCAAAGAAAGTAAAGAAGAGTCCTTTTGAACGTGATAGGGCTGTTAATTACGAAGGTCCATTACCACAAGAACGGATAGGATAATGTCTACCGGGCTGCAAATTATTACTTCTGTATCATCCTCGCCTCTTAATGACCAAGAGGCGGGGAACGCTTTTACAAGATGGACTCAGAATGATCTAATGGACTATATGAATAAAGGATTATTAGAGATTAATAATTATAGACCGGATGCCTTTTTAGAAACGGCAGATTTGAATATAATTACAGGGAGATATAGACAAGTATTAGACCCTAGATATAGGTTATTAAAATCTATTGACGCAATGAGTCTTACGTCAAATTATAGTCCGGGGGAGCCTATTACTCAGTGTGATTTACAGTTAATGCGGGCATTTTCTAAAAAGCCGTGTTTGCCAAGTGGTGGACAAAATAGTTTTCGTATTTTATCTTATGCTTATGATGTAAAAGACCCAAAGAATTTTTATGTAACACCGATGGTACCAATAGGGTTTCCAACAACAATAAAAGTAACGGGTACAATGGTGCTTGCTCCAGTTGCATATACAGACCCTAATGTTACTGTTGTAATAGACAGTGTGTATCTTACAGCGTTAGGTTTCTTTATAGCGGCAAAAGCATTTGAAGTTGATACTGAATCAGCAACATCCCAAGCTGAAAGTACAGCATTTTATAAAAAGTTTTATAATTCGTTAGGTGTGAAGTTCTCGCAAGAGACTAAATATAATTCAGGAACATTTGCTGGTCAAGGTGGTTCTAACCAAATGACTAAAGCGAGAGTGCCATGAGTTTTATTAATCCAAATGCTACTCTTTCTTGGGATGCGGCATTGCCATATGTAGTACCGTATGTAATTGGTGCGCCACCGGAGTTAATTTTACATCATATTCGTATGGCGGCAATAGAGTTATGCAATTGGTCAGGTATTATACACGATATAAATAAATACGATTTACAAAAGGGTGTACAAGATTATCAGCTTATTACTGATTGTAATTATAATATAATACGAATAAAACGAGTTACTGTAGACGAACGTTGGGATTATACGCCAGTTACAGCTAAATTACCGGCTGGAATAGGTGCATATCTGTATCAAATGACTTCACCTACAATGATACATTTACGCCGTCCACCGAATAAAGATGATCCGCAAGGATTAGAAGTTGAAGCGATTGTTGCACCTAAACAAGATTCGTGTGTTTTAGATAACTATTTATATGAACAGTGGGTGCAAGGAATAGCATATGGTGCTATTTCTACTTTAATAGCACTTCCTAATACGAATTGGTATAATCCAAAAGAAGCAGATAGATACGAGTTAAAGTTCCGAAAGGAAAAAGTTCGGTGTCGTGCTGAAGCAGACCGTGCTTTTGGTACAACATCTATTGCAAAAACTAATCCTTGGGTTGGTCCAGCTAATCGTGGATGGGGTGGTGGTGCCGGTTATTGGCCGGGTGGGGGTCGATAATGTTACAAACACAAGTTAAGATTCCTTATGTTAATGCCGATACTAATATAGTCGGTGCTTCTATGAAACTTACAGGCTGTAATTGTAGTTGTGCAGCTTGTTTAGGTTGTGTTGACTGTATATTTTGTACTAATTTAACTGTAAATGACATTGTAATGAATGTATATCGAAAAGGACTTATACCTGATAAACAGTATTTTATACAATATCCCGCATATCATATACAGGGTATTGATGTTCAATTCTTTATTGATGATTTACTTAAAGAAGCTGCACCGGGTTATTACGTAGGGGATGTGGTAATTAGGGGTAATCCGTGCGGCTCAATTGAGATGCTGGTTGGTGACAATAATACTGTGTTTTCTCCCTATTCTCAGTAGGCATAGCCATGACTTTTAAAGCCCTTCAAAATCTTATAACTAATACCACAGCATACACGGCTGTTGGGGCATCGCAGATAGCATTACCTGCATCTGTCATTGCTATGCTTTCAACACAGCTTGCGGGGGGTTACTATACCGCAGTATCTGTAACTGATGGTGTTGGTTATGAAGTAATGAATATTGTTAGTGTAACTGCTGGTGCTGCTGATGTAGTACGTGGGCAGGATGGCACTGTAGCCGTACCACTTGCTGCTGGATCACAAGTTAGATTTGTTTGGACTACAGCCGGTATTGGTGATGTTGCCCCCGGTGGATCGACTACATTAACTGGTAGTGGCGGAAGTACAGTTACTGGTGGTCCTGCTTATAATGTCGATTCACCAGCATGGACATTTACTGCTGGTGCTGGTATTGATGTTACTTTTGGACCGGGGCCATACGATGTTTTAATTTCCCAAACTAGTATTGGTACTCCATTTACATTTACTGGTACTGGTATTGCTGAAGTTACAGGTGGTCCGTATAATTTTAATATAAATGTTGATGGTGTAGTACTTACATCAGGTGCGGGTATTTCTATATCCGGTACGTATCCTAATTTTACAATTGCATCTACAATAACTCCCGGTGGTACTGGCACTGTAACTAATCTTGTTGCTGGTCCGGGTATTACAATTTCTGGTGCTGCTCCAAATGTTAATCCAACTGTTGGACTTACACCTGTTGGTCCCGGTGCGGGTACTTATGGCGGTATACAGCTTAACGCATATGGTCAAGTTATAGCGTTTGCTGGTTCATTAATTACAAGTGTTGGTACAAGTACTAGTGGCGTAACTATTGGTGGTCCAACGGCTGGTGTTTTAACAATTAATATTGCACCAGCTAGTGTCTCACAACAAGGTTTAGTAGCATTAGCTCCAACTGCTGCGTCAAATGATCCTGCTAATAATACGCAAGCGGTTACTCCAGCAGGTATTAGTAATGTAGTATCTGCTTTAGCGATTATCAATACTCCAGCATCTTTTGATGTAGTCGGGGTTCAAAATACTCTTTCTTCAGCCGCTTATACTAATGTAATTCCATCTTTTGTGATTCCAATACCTGTTATAGCTGCGGGTAAATCTGTATTAATAGATTTATATGTAGAATCATACGATCCAGCGAATCCAACTGTAGTACAATCTTTTGGTGTGGGTCTTTTTGATAGTTCTACTCTTTTAACAGGTACATCTACTGTAGTGGGTAGTTTAAAAAATCTTAAATGGAAAATAAATGGTCCAACGTCTTTAGCAACATCATTAACAGTAAAAACTACACCGCTTGTAGGGATACTTGGTAGTTATTACGCTAGTGTAACTAAGAACTTTTGATATGGCAAGTATTCGTATAACTCGGTTTGCAGGTTTACTACCACAAGTAAATCCAAAAGAACTTGCAAACGATCATGCTCAAGTAGCTCATAATTGTTTATTATGGGATGGTTGGTTACATCCTATGCCACAATGGAAACCAATCATAAATCTTTCTAATACACCGGCTGGACTTTATAAAAATCCTACTGTTAATAGTTTAGCTGCTGTTGCTGGACAACCATTAGGATTTAGTTCTGATTATTATTTTGCTAATGCGGTAATGACTATTGGAGAGCCTTTTAATAGCGCTTACATATCTGGTATTTTTAAAAGAGCACCAGCAGGTAATACATATTTAGGACATTATATACCGGGTGGTACTACAAATAACCCTAAAATTGTGTATTTAGGTGCTCCGGCACCTAATGTTATGTCTTATAATTTTAATATATCAAAAGGAAATGCTAGTGTATACCCAATATCACGGACGTATGCTATAACGGCTGTGTGTTTTAATCAAGAAGGACCACCAACAGTATTTGAACAACTAACTAAAGATCAATATGGGAATTTTATATGTGAAGGTGATGGTATTACGTTAAATGCTACAATAGATCGAGCGCAAATATTACAATATGGTATAACTTCAATAAATGTATACAGAAGTATACCGGGATTTGATACAGCAGAACAGTTAGGTAATCCTTTAGAAACTGGGTTTCATTTTATAGGTAACGTGGGGGTAGCTAGTAGCTCATTTAGTTTTTATGATGCTGGTAATTCTTCTGAAATACAAGGTGATTTACTAATTAGCGATCAATGGATTCCGCCGCCATCAGACCCAAATAAATCGGCTATTTTCTTTGGTCAGACAGAAGGTGGATGGAATGTTTTAGCGAGATATGATAGCTCTTCTGGTGTTTTTGGTAGCGCACTTGGCGCACCTTGTGTTATACAGTTTTCAGAACGGTATATGAATCATGCATGGCCGATGCAGAATACTATAAGTTTACCAGAAGCAGTAACAGGAGTTGCAGTTTATTATGATGATATATTTATAGGTACACAAAATACATCATATCATATAAGAGTAGAAGCAGGTGAAACTGAAGTTCTTAATATGCAAGTTAGAAGATTTGCTAACGAATATGCATGTATTCCAAATACAATGGTTACTACTAATTTTGGGGCTATGTATGCTTCAGTAGATGGACTTATTGCTTTAACTTCAGATGATGATAGAGTTACATCTAAATCTGTAGCAAGTCCCGGTGATGATTTAATTGTACCTTTTCCTATTTTTAATTCATTTATAGGTTTAAAACTATCTGATGCAAAACATGCAGCATGGTGGAATGGTAATTATTTTGGTTTTGTGAATAATGGAAATAGTCAAATTAATGGATATATACTTAATCAGCCTTCACCAAGTAATCAAGAGTTTCCATTAGGACAGTTAGTTACTATAGATATACCACATGGTAATTTTGTTGATAGTGTAACTACTGGAAAAGGACTTTTTATAGCATTTGATAATGTTATATATACATTTCCTTTACCGGGATATGGATATGACTCATCGCCATTAGCTCCGTATACGTGGCTTTCTAAGCGTTATGTAATGCCGGGACTTACAACATTTGCTGGAATGAAAATAGTTAATGATAATAGCGGAGCTTTAACAGTAACATTGTATGGTTATAGAACAAGTGGACAAGGGCCAGGTAGAATAGGTAATCCTGATTTTATATTTACTCGTCAAGTTGGTCATAGTAAACCGTTTAGAATACCCCATCAACATAAATGTTTAGAATGGGAAATAAAGTTAGAAGGTAAAGCTGTAGTTGAAGAAGTTCATCTTTCAACTTCTTATCAGGATTTAATAGAAGAGGCTACCAATGCAAGTGCTATCGCCTAGTAGAGAGGAATATGAATCAGTATTAGTTAGTACTGCTGCTAAAACGCGAGAATTAGCAACTTATTATTTAATACCATTAAAGCCTACTGACCAAGAGCGTAGTTCACCTGATTTTATTCGTAAAATGGCTAACGCTACTGCTGCTATTGAGGTTGTATGTAGTTTAGTTAATGCTTTTGGAGTTATGTCTAATTATCAAAATTTTAGTAGTCAGATAGCAATAGCTGATTTAGTATTTGTACTTAACACAAATACCTTTTGGGTTCAAAATGCTACGTATTTAGTTCCTCTTATGAATGCAGCAGTTAATGCATTCACAGATGCTCAAGAATTGCAAATAAAAAACGAACCGTTATGGAAAAATTTAGAATACCATTGTTGTAATTGTTGGCTTGAACTACTTCCCGCTATAGTATTCTGTTTAAAAGGTTATCCAGAGATGCGTAAAGTATCTCTTGAAATGAAACAAGCTTTTGAACCCCTTTTACGGAGAATGTGATGGCTGATTGGGGTAAAATTGCTTCAGATGCAATACAATCGGGTATTGCAATTATAATTGCAGCAAGACTTAGATCAGTTCAAGAAGAATATACTAGAATATCTATTAGTTATTATTCACACTACTATCAATTACGAGAATTTTATTTTAATACATTTGAAACACAAGGAGAAGGACCGTTTACTTATGAGCAATTTAGTATTCCATTTTATGTACCTGATTATGTAGGAACTTTTAGAAGTGGTTATTTCCCTCCCGGTGCGTGGTATTTATTTAATTCAGAATTATCATTTCGTATAAATGCTATTGGTAGTAATAGTGTTGCTGGTTATTGGCAAGGATATGCAAGACGATATAGCCCATATGGCGCTCTTACATTGGATACAAGCAGTTATGCAATGGATTTAGCTTGTGTACTAGATGATTGGAATAGCTACATGAATCGGTATGAAGAACATAAACGAGACGTTTTAAATGAACGTCGTTGGGCTAGTCAAATAGGTGCATTACAGTTTGGAACTAAAGAGGGATATGCAATAGAACGTGGATTAGCTACTAGTTTTGAAATATTTGATACAGCACAAGGGCAACTTACTAGTTCACTAGATACAATAGCAAATGGTCTTGCAACTCATGCCGGTTATCGCCGTATGCAAGAAGCTTTAGAAAATGATTTAGGTACAAATCCTATTCTTATGAATAATTTCTTTTTAGAGAGTAATAAATATCATGGCTAGTCCAGAAGCTTCTACTACTTCTAAATGGACAACTGAATCACCAGCTAGAAGTAGTAATCCGGCTGTTTCTGCTTTTTCAATGGGAGCTAATGTTGCTGCTGGTCTTACTGCTTTTGAACAAGTATTACAACTTGAAAGAGATGTAACTTTAGCAAGAGGATATTATAACGAAAATAGTAAAGACTTTAATTTTTGGGAAAGAGGGGTACTTAGCGAAAGTGTAGATAATGATGGATTTTTATTACCTAATCCACCAACTGCACCGGCAGGAACATTTCAAGGATATAAAAAATACTTAGGTGATTCTTTAGCTGAATCTAGAAATCGTCCTTATTATACTGCTGGAACTTACACTCCTCAATTTGGACAGTTAGATTATCGTGCTGCTGTTGGTCGCGGTCAATCTAAGGCAGCATTTCAATTAGATAGAGAATGGTTAAATACACGTCGTAAAGTAGGACGCTATAATGTAGGACATGGACGAAGAGTTGATTACAAATTCGCAATAGCACGTTTTAATTCTGAACTTGAAGGATGGAATTTAGGATTTAGATTTGAGGATAATCGTAAAATGATGTATGATGAACAACGTCATGCTCATCAAGCTGAAATACTTAATATAGGTATTCATGTTGGTAATGCTGCGCGAGAAGGTTTAGCTACTTCTGTTAAGGGTCTTAGTGAAGTAAGAGCACAAAAGGCTGGTCAGTTTGGTCAATTATCTAATGGACTTGCTACTATGGCTGGTAGAGAACAATTTACACAAGACCTTAAAAACTATAGAGAAAAATATGATGTAAAAGATTATAATAAAGGTAGAGAAGGTAAAGCTGGTGAAGTAGAACAATCTAATGAAAACTTAAACCGAGCAGCGAATGTAGCGTAGGAGATTTATTATGGCTAATATAGTTTATGCTAATCCATTTGGCTCCTACGTCCAAGGACAGCAGGAAGGACAAAAACAGGCTATTGATTTAGCTACAGCGCAACGTACTTTTAGAGATTCAGATTTAAATGCTGAATTTGCTAAATGGTATATGCCACATAGACAGAAAGAAGTTGAACAAGAAGAACAACAAAGACAACTTGCGACTCAAACAGCTCATATGCAAATGATAGCAAATTTTGCAATGATGGGAGATGCAGGTGCCCAAAAAGAATTTAGCGATTACGTTTCTCAAATGACTGGTGGTAAGGTAAATCTGAATTTTAATAATTTAAAACCAGCAGAGCGTATTTGGGCAACGGGAGTAGCATCAGGAAAAATTAATCCAGTATTGGGGTTTAAAGGTATATTATCTGCGGGGGATACGCATAAATTTGGATGGTCACCGTATGCTGGATACCCATATGGTGGGTCTGGTAATGTAGACCCAACAACTGGAATGAGTCTTGGTAGAATGTTAAATCCCGGTTTAGGGGAAGAAGAAGATGATAGTGGGCAATCACAGCGAGGACAATCGGGACCGGGTATGCCAGTACCAACACCGGGAAAAACAGGAGGATTTAGATGGGCTGATGGAACAGGACCGGGAGCAACTAATACAGGACCACCGCAACCACCAGCAGCGCCTACAGCACCGGCAGGAGCATTAGTAACGCCTACGCAAACAGGAACAGTAGCAGGTGGAGTGCCAGCACAAGCAGCAATACCTAGAACAATAGTACCGGGACAATCACAATCACCAATTAGCCTTAAATCAAATTATAGTGGATTACCAGATATTACGAGTCAATTTTTAAAAGGACAAGATTATGCACCTGAACCATTTGCACCTGTAGAGCAGCGTACTTCACTTCAAACACCTAATGATGCATATGGTTTTAGTGGACCGGGAGAAGGTGCAGTTGAAACAAATCCAGAAGTTGGATATAGTACAGCGGTAAGTCATCCGGCAACAAAACAATATGGTACACCATCGGTAACGGTAGGACAGCCTATTACTGTTCCAAGATCGGTAACGCCACCGTGGGTTCCAACAAAAACTCCTGATGATATGCCTGTAAGTCCATATAATACAGATAGAGTGAGGGGACAAGTTAAGCGAACAGTAGGTGGTGTATGAATCCTATGCCTTATGGTAGTTCACCAACACCGGGACAAGCACCGGGAGCGTCTGCATTGCCGCCACCTATGCCTTCAGATCATTCTATGCCTTATGGTAGTCCATCGGGTGCGCCACCGAGTCCTGCTAATGCACCAAGAGGGTTGCCACCACCTATATCACAACAAGTGCCACAACAGGCGTATCCTACGCAAAAAGGTATTGGACCAAATGGTTTTGGTATACATCCAGATACAACACCAAATGATATAGTTGATTATTTATTACCAAAATTTAAGGCAGTAGAATCTGGTGGTGATCCTAAAAATTATCCGGGTAAAAAAGATAGATTACCTTATAATCATGGTGATAGTAGTGCTTCTGGTTTATATCAATATACGGAAGGAACATGGAATAATTATAAGGGATATCCAAGGGCAATGGATGCGCCGCCAGAAATACAAGAAGAAAAAATGCGGGCTGATTTAGCATTATCATTAGCTAAACACGGTAATGATCCTTATAAAGCAATAGCTAATCACTATCAACCGGGATTAGCACATAATCCCGCAGTTTGGAATGATAATATTAAAAATGCTGATGGTAGTGATTTAGTTTATAAATCAGGTAGAAAACCACAAACGGTGAGCGAATATGTCCACTCAATCTTACAAGCCGGAGATAACCCCGCAGGGGAAAGATTTAACAAATACATCCAAGGGGCGAACCCTCATAGAACGGGCGGCAACAACCAAGCTTCTGTACAATTACCTTGAGTATGTTTCGCCTAGTGATGTAGATGGTATTAAAAAAGCGTATGTAACTGTTGGCGATAAGGGTATTAAAGCAAAACCTGTATCTAAAAATAGTAAACATATAGCTGACATGTATGGTAAAAAACCTACTTTAGTTGCTGAAGAAATAGAGCCAATGGCTCTTATAGATAAGTCTTCTTCTAAAGATATTGCAACATATCGTGGTTATGGTAGAGATTTAGTACGTTCGGCATTGCGCCGGATCGTTGACGAAGTTTAGGAATTATCTATGGATGATACAAACTCCTATATTCCGCATGTAGAGTTAGATAATTTAAATACTGCGCCTAATCCCTATGGTGGACCGGGAGGAGGTTTTGGTGCTGGTACACCATCTCAAATGGATGGTACTAGTGCTGCTCCACAACCAACACAATATGGTCCAGCACCACCAAGTGCTATGCCTACTCCACCGCAACATACTGCTGGTTATATACAACCCGGCTACACAGTTGGTCGTGGTGGACGTTTGAATAAGCCACCGATACAGCAACCAATTATAAAAGCTCCAAGATTTGAAGAATATGTTGTACAGCAATTATTAAGCGATGAGAATGGACATAATACTACTGCTAATCTGAAAGATAGCGATATATATTCTTATGTTAAACCGTATATGGAAGATATTTTAGGTACTGCTACTTCTCAAGGAATAACATTAGATGCAGATAAAAAGAAAGCGATGATAGCAGATTTTAAAAATGATGTATATAATTTTTTACCGCAAGTAAGAAATAGAATAGCCGCAGAAGAAGCAAAGTTTAAATCAAGGACTAGCGCACCACCAGCGTCATCGGGATTTTTTGGTAATATGCTTCAAGGTGCAAAAAATGCTGTAGCTGATTTAGGTGCTACTGCTGATAAAGCGAATTTAATATATCAAATGTATGGACCCGGTAAGACTGACATGGAGTCAGCGTCAAAATCAATAGCGAGTCAAAAAGAAATAGAAGCGTATCAACAGAAGCATGGTACACCGAGTTTCCATGATGTAATGAATGATAGAGCTAGTTGGACTGATTGGGCAGGTGGTGTTATAGGAGAAGTTATCCCATTTCTTGCTTTAGGTGGTGGTGTTGGTAAAGTAGCTAAAGGTCTTACTACTAAAGCTGTTACAATGTTAGGCAGTACTGCTGCGGACTCTCTTGCTGGTAAGGCAGCTAAAATAGCGGCTGATAAAGTTCTCGCAGAAGGTGGTACAGCGGCAGCGGCTGAATTGGCTGGTAAACAAGCAGTAAAAGACTTTGTAAGTTCAACTGTTGGTAAAACTGCGGCAACAGTAGGTGAGGTTGGTACATTTGGCGCACAGGGTGCTATTAGTAGTGCGGGTCAAACTGTTACTGCGGGTATGGAGAAAGGTGAAACACCTTCTGGTATAGATGTTTTAAAATCTGCTACAGGTGGTTTTGCACAAGGTGCATTACCATTAGCTGTTGAAGCTAAGGGAATTAAACGTGCATTTGGTGGTGGTCCCGGTGGTTATACTGGTAATATTTTAACTCGTACTGGTAAGAGTGCTGCTGCTGCGGCTACTGCTAATGTGGCAGGTACTGCGGCTGGTCGTTTAGGTCGTGGAGAAGACTTAGCTAGTCCAGAAGCGTTACAAGCTTATGAAGAGGCTGGTGCCGCAGGTTCGATACTGGGTGTGCCGGGTGGTCTGCGCGCCGGGGAGAAAGCCCCTGAGAAGGCAACAGGAACGGCTACAGCGGGCGCGGAGGGTGGTGCGGGTGCTGCGGGCGCGGGTGGGGGCGGCGCGGCGGCAGGAGGCTTTACCGTTACGCCAAGTATACACCTTAATCTAGAAGCACAAGCGGTATTTAAAGAGGTATTTGATAAGAGTGCAGCAGCACCAGATACTTCGCCAGCAATGGCAGATGTTGCACTAGATTCAGCATTAAAAGAATTAAATGAAAGACTAGATGCTGATGGTGTATCTAAAGCTGATAGAGATAAAGCTAAAGCAGATTTTACTACTCAGTGGCGTGAAAGACATGCTGGAGGTACGCAAGCAGCACCGGGAGTAGCACCGGAATCAACTGCACCAAAGGTAGTAGATAATAGTGCTTTAATAGATAAGTTAAATATAGAACGTGAAAAACAAGTTAGATTACAGAATGGTAACCCTGATTATGCACATGAAGCAGAACTTAGAATTAAAGCTATAGATGATAAAATACTTGAACTTAAAACAGAACAACAAACATCGCAAATAGAAGCAGAAGCAGCAGCAAAGAAAACTGCACCGGTTACACCACCGGGTGGACCACCAACAGAAACTGGACAACCAGTTAGAAGTGACGCCACAATTGCGGCTGATAAAATGCTAGCGGGAATGCCCGGTGGTATTGGTGATACTGGTATTACAAAAGAGATGTTAGCTCAGTTAAAAGAACTGGGTTGGGATGATGCCCAAATATTTAAAGAAATGTCTTTAGATGAGGCAAAAGATCATATAGCGAATGGTACTGGACCAGAGGCAGAAATTGGTGGTGCTGTTACTCAAGAAATGAAAGATGAGTTAAAATCACTTGGGTATAAAGATGCGTTTATTGATAATCTGTCATTAAAGCAGGCACAAGATGTTATAGATGCAGGTAGAAAGCGTACAGCGGGTGCAACTGGTAAAGAAGCGCAATTAGCGGAATTAAAAGCTAAATTAGCTGCTCATACAAAAGAAATACATGATAAATTTGGTACAAAAACAACAACTCTTGCAATGGATGATTATGCTAGACAAATAAAACAACTTGAAACTGAAATAGCAACAGGTACAACGGGTGCAGTTGAAACACCAGTGGAAACAGGAGAAACAAAACCGGTAGAACAACCACCGGCGGCAACTAATGTTTTAAAAGCTCAACCAGCACCGAGAAGTGCTGAATCTATACAACGTAGTATTGATACATTTAAGAAGTTACTAGCTTCAGAACAAGCTAGTCATGTACAGTATTCTAAGAGCGAAGGTTCTAAACAGCATTTACCAAGAGTTGAAAGAAATATAAGTGATCTTAAAGAAACAATAGCGAGACTTGAAAAAGAGTTAACTGGTGCTAAGAGTGAACCAGAACCTTTAACTCGTGCTGAAACACTTAAAGCAACTAAACCGGGTCCAAAGTATTCTGACCATGAAATAGTAACTGCGCCACATATGGACGTTCGGTATCCATTGGGAATACTACGGGCGGCACTTACTAGGGCGAGAGAAATATATAAAACTCAAGACCCAGTAAAGGAGCAAATTGAAAGACAAGCAGATGAGCTTATTAGACTGCATGAAGTTGATCCTAAAGATACAAGAGAAGTAGAGGCTCTTGGTGAGTTACTGGAAGATAAACCGGATTCTTCACCATCAAAAAATGATATTAGAACAAAAGCGGGTGAGTATCTTGATCCAGCAAAAAAGCGTACTGTTAGACATGTCTTTGCAGAACGTGTAGCACAACGGGATAAACATCCTAAGATTAGATTACAGAATGTTTTACTTAGAGAAGCTGATGCAGCTAAGAGGGATAGTATTGCAGAAGAAGCGAAAAAGAGAATTGCGGCTGAAAAGGAAAGAGAAGCAGCAGAACAAGAGGCGTATAAAAAACGTCAAGATGAATATGATAGACAGCATCCGAGAATAGAAGCTGAAGAAACTGCACAAGCAGAAGATGAAGAAACTAACTATCAGCGGCGGCAAGCGGAATATAAAGAGGCGTTAAAGGTAGTAGATAAGGCTGATAAGGCAGCGGCGGATGCACAAGCTGCGGCAGATAAGGCACAGAAAGAAGCTGATAAGTTAAAGAAAACTAAACCATTACAAAAGAAAACATTAGCGGAAAAAAAGAAAGAAGATGCGGCAAAGGCAGCGGCAGATGAAGCTAAGAAAGAGGCAGCTAGGCAGAAAGAAAAAGCTAATGCAGCTAAAAGAGATGCGGAAAGAAAAAAGGTTCCGCCTAAAAATGAGTTAAAGAAACAACCACCGGCACCAAAAAAGACAATACCAAAAAAAGGTGAGGCCGGGGCGGCGGCCAAAAATAAATCCGCCAAACCAAAATTAGATTTAGCGTTATTAGAGGATAGAGGACCGGGGCATCCAAAATCGGGTGAGTTAGGTGTACGTTCTGATCTTATATCGCAGCCTACAACTGCTGCGAATAAGTTGTCGAAAATGTTTAAAGAATATATAGAAGCTACAAAGCCGGGGAAAAATAGCAATGTAAAATTTGAAGAAATTCGTACTAATTCATTGTCTCCAGAACTTAGAGATGTAGTAAATCGGTGGAAAGAAGCTGTAGGACATTCGATTAGAGTATTTAAAAATCTTACACCGCATATATCAAAAGTTGAAGGTATGGCTGATAGTGATGGAAATATATGGATTAGTTCTACTGCATCGCATCCAGCTACAGCAATAGCAGCACACGAATTTATACACCATTTAGCAAAAGAGAATCCAGCATTATACAAAGAACTTGTACGTGAGTTGCACCGTCAAAATGCTAGAATAGTAGACTATGCAGAACATCTGCGGGAAAATCAAGGTTATGGAGATATAAAAACTGAAAAAGCTATTGAAGAAATGGTTGCTAATCTAACAGGTGATGCGTTTACCGATGAAGCATTTTTGAATAAGCTAGCACAACGTAATCCTACTGTATTTGGTAGAATTGTTAGTGCCTTTTTAAAATTTGTACGTTCACTTGTTGGCGGAAAAGGACATTTAGGTGCTAAAGATTATTTAAATGATGTAGAAGCATTTAACAACAAACTTTTGGATGTTTTAGCAAAATATCAACCTAAAAGAGCAAGTTTACTGCAAAAACTGCATGAAAGACTTACTGGTAAAACAGACCTTAGTTTCTCTCGTCCAACAATAACTACAGCGGAAGAGGCTAAAGAAGCAGCGAAAGAATGGGAGAAAAGACCACCGTCGTTAATAGCTACCGGAAAAGCTTTACTAAATAGAGGACCGGATTCGCTAAAACCAACTGCGGTACAGAAGTTTCTTCAATATGCGTCTAATACCATAGAGCCTTTAAAGAATTATAATGAGCATTTAGAACGACTTGGTATTAAAGTAACAACTGATAAAAACGGGTACATGGCGTTTACTGTACTTCGTGGGCGACAGAAACATGAAATAGATACTGATGGAGCTAATTATATTGCTCCTATTATGGACGCTTTAAGAACAGCATCTAAAAAACATGGAATGTCTGAAGGTCAGTATATGGCTATGTTTTCTCAATGGATTAGAGGCAAAGATGCTCTTAAAACAAATGATAAATATGAATTAGAAAATATTAAGCTTACACCAGAAGCGGACGCAAAGCGTATTCCGCTTAAGTTAGCAATGCGGCGGGGTACGTTCACTGGTAATTATTTACATGCGCTTAAAGCAATTGTAGATGCACCGGGGGCTAAGTTAGAACAACACGTAGACCCAATAACGGGAATGAATAATGTAGAAGCATATAAAGCGATTAAAGGTGTCAATAAAGCAGGTTTCTCTGATGCTATGGGAGAAGATTTTAATAAAGCATTTCATAAACTTAGAAGGCGTATAACAGAGAATCAATTACGGAGTGGGTCTTTCTCTGAGGCGGATGTACGACAACAGAGAGCGCAAGATAATCCATATTATATGCCTAAATCTGATTGGGCAGATGAGGATATACGAGTACCACAAAAAGTATTTGGTAGTCCGTTAGGTGCTTTTGATCGCATGGCTTATGCTGGTCGAGAGACACCAATAGATGATCCTGTTCAAGCTATTTTTAATAAACTGCTGTTTTCATCTAAAGATGCAGCAGATAATGAAGCTACTAAAGTATTACTAAATATGGCTCAAGACCCAAATCAAAAGTTAAATGCAACTGTACATTCTTTTGATATGGACAATATAGCTGAAGATGCTATTAAGGGTGGTAAGTTACTAGGTGAAATGAAAAAAGTAGCTGCTGGACCAAGATCAATTATACATAATGAAGGAAATAAACGGTATGTAATTACTTTACCAGAAGACTCACAACAACTGCGAGCGATTAAAGAATCGCAAAACCCAGTATCATTAGAGGGTTTACATAAAGGAATAGGTAAAGTAACTGGGGCGTATGGTCGTGTTCATACAGCAATGTCACCATCGTTTGCTATGGTTAATGCAGCCATACGCGATGCTTTATATATTCCGGCTATGATGGCGCTTCAGGGAAAATCAGAATTAATACCGGGCTATATCGGTAATTATATGAAATATGGCGGGCCTATGGGTGCATGGGCAGCTTATTTAAAATGGGATAGAGTACTTCCAGAAGCGGCTACTATTGGAGACATGGAAAAATATGCTTTAGCAAATCCAAATTCTTTTGCTGGTAAACTATATCGGTTAGAGAAAGCTGGTGGTGGATTTAATTTTCGTGATGAATTTAGTAATGCTAAAAAATTAGAAAAATTACGAGATGAGATGCATAGACAGGAACCGGGAACAATTAACAGTATTAAACGTGGATTAAAGAATATAGTAGCTTTTCAAGATGCAGTTGCTACCGGGTCTATGATGGCGGGTCGCGTGGCTGCATTTGAGTCTGCGTTAGCTAAAGGTATGAGTGATAAAGAAGCGGCATTTTACTCTAAGCGGCTTTTGGACTATCAACAGACTTCAGAAGGTAGCCGTATTTTAAATAGCTGGTTTGCGTTTAGTCGTGTGGGTATTACTAGTTTAGATGCATTAATGTCTGCTCTTAAAAATGAGAAAGGACAGATTGAACCAAAGCGTGCAGCTATGGGTATGATGCTTATGGGAGTAGGTACCGCTGGCGCGTATGCAGCAGTTAAGGCTATAATGGGAGATGATAAAGCTAAGAAGCTTAGCGATGATGCGTTAGCTAAGAATGTAGTTTTACCAAATCCTTGGGATGAAAATACACCATTCCAATTGCCAATAGGTTTAGGTATGCCTAGATTGGCATGGGGAATAAGTATGTTGGCTACTAGACTTGCGGAGGGGGATACAACAGCGGCTAGTGCTGGTAGGACACTAAAGAATCTACTATTAGAAAACGTTAGTCCGTTGCATCCGATAGAGAGTAAAGAGGGTGCTGATAGTGGTACGATTGCCGCCGATCTGGCCGGGGCGTTGGTGCCGTCGATCGCTAGGCCCGGTTATGAGTCTTTCCTTAATCAAACCGCTTTTGGATCACAAATCCATGAGGCACCACAATACACTCAGGGATACGCTTCTGAAGCTGGACGATTGACTACCGGTGATATGTATAAAACTTGGGCGCGTGGTTTACGTAGTAGTATTGGTTTAGACGTATATCCAGAAACACTTAGACATTTATTATCGTCTTATGATCCCGGTGTACTTAACCTTTTATTTAAGAACGTAGAAAAAGAAGAAATACGGGAAGCGGGATTAGATGTAGATGAGTCTCAAGCTACTGTATTTTCTGCTATATTTAACCACGATCTAAAATTCGCGGCAGGTAAAGAATACTATCAAAGTAAACTTGGTTTAGAAGACGCTAAGAAAGAAGCAGAGTTATTGAAGAGTCAAGATAAGGATGTTCCAGATTCAATTCAAGAAAAAGTAGATTTAGATAAAGAGTTTATAAAAGCATCAAGAGAACACAGCAAGGCTGTAAAAGCTATAACTAGTAATGCTCTTTTAGCTGGATCAATTAAAACTTCCAGACTTGCTGCGGTCCAAAGAGATTGGAGTAAAATACAAGAAGACTTCTCTAAACAAGCTGCTAGATTAGAACATTAATTATCTTTAGGGTGGGTAAACACTTTTTCAATTTGAGCCATTATACCATGTACTTTTTCTATACGTTGTTTGTAAACTTTAATTTCTCTTTCTAAATAGTACTCTTGCATAGAGACTGCACATTCCAGTAAAAAGAATGGTTCTCTACGATTTTCTATAAGTGCAATTTTAGAACTAGATTTGTCTTCTGTACATGTAGTGGCTATAAGTATCATACTACTAAAACCATGTTTTTCTTTTATTACCTCTAAATCTTTCATAAGTTCAGCATCAACTTCATTGGTAATTTCAAACTTAGAAGATTCATCTACTTCTGGACGGTAATCATATGCCATCTTCAACTCCTAAACAAAGTCATACTATGTTAGCGGTGTGTAAAAGCCCGGCTTTCGCCTTGAAAATTGGTATACCCCAAAGAGTAGGGTGTGACTTCCACCGGGCTGATAAATCTAAGGCCCAATCTTCCGGTTCTAAACCTTTATGGCGGAAGTGGAAGAGTTAAGCTTATCCGGCCAACGTTTGTACAGTTCAGCTAATTTGTGTTCACAAATAGTATCTAGGTCTACACCATAAGCAATAGCTTGTAACTCTAAGTAAATTCGTATATCTGCTAACTCCATAGTTATTTCGTGGCGTCGTTCAGGGTTAAACCCATCGCGCCATTGTTTTTTAACTAGATTAGCCAATTCCCCCGCTTCACCACATAACGCTAAAGCTAAAAAGCGTTTATCTTCTTCATCCCATGTAACAAATAAGTGTTTTGTTAAAGCCGCATGTATTTTTGCGGCTTCATTTTGCCATTTAGGACTCATGTGCTATCTCCATTACAAATGTTAATGGGACTGTAACTCTAATCTGTAAAATAAAACTTCTTTCCGTTTCATTATCCATAGTTCGTAAATCAATTTCACAATTAGGTAACTGTTCTTCTATAACTTTTTTAATTTTGTTTATTCTATCCGTTATCATTTGGTTTCTCCCAAGATTTAATACGTACATCCAGTATATTAGAATAGCTTTGCATTATCGTAAATTGTACTTCTAATCTTAACATCTCTGTTTCAGTTGCTAATTTTTCTGGTGCATTTTTTATAAACTTTTTTAACTTCTCTATTTTTTCATCCAGTTCTTTTTTCTCTTGTATTACTCTCTCTTGCCACGGTTCCATTTTCATTCTCCTATAGTGGTGCCCCTAGCCGGAGTCGAACCGGCACGGCTAACGCCAATGGATTTTAAGTCCATCACGGCTACCAATTACGTCATAGGGGCTAGTTTTTTAGTAGTTTATGTGTGTTCTTGCTTCAAGCAACGCTTTTCTATCTTTAATCCCATCTAGATATTCTGCAATAAGTTTCATTGCTATTAATAAGTTTTTAACCTCTTCCGCTGGTCGTTTAAGCTGTATCAACATTCGCGGCATATCATTTAGGAATCCTGCATCTGATAAAGGACTACCCGGTCCTAGTCTTTCCGTTGGTGTTATATCGTATCTCATTGTGTTGGTTCCTGTATTATACTCTGGTCAAAGTGTGGTGACTCTAAATTTAACTTTAAACAGTTAATTGGCGAAGTAAAAAAATCTGTTCCTGCGCCTAGACGTTTAGATGTTATACCCGCTATTATCATGTCTAGTTGTTTTAGTTCTTCTTTAAACCATCCATATTCTATTTTGTTATTTATACAGTATCTTTTGAAAGCTTGCGAAGATATATAACCAGATGTAAATTTACCATTCTTTTTCTCAAATCGTATATGTAATTCTTTATTAGGTGTATTAGCTATACCATGTGCGGTAACACGTCCATCTATTACGTATATGGTTGCATGTAGATTACTATTAAGATAGTCAGTAAAAATACTGAGTGCATCACCTTGGGATTCTACAAGATTACCCCTAGTGCTAGTTATTTCTTTATGCGCCCATTGTAATACTTTTTCTTTCTCAAAACTATGTATACCTAGCTCATGGCAGATATCCATGCTAACACTTACAGCAGCAAACATACCTCCCCAAAAACGTTCTACATTTTTTAATCCGAACTCTACACTTATTCTCTCTTCTTCTTTTACTAGTTTTTCTATAATCTCTGTATTATGTGATACTGCATACTGCATAAACATTCTGCCTGCAACTCCGTAATTACTATCTAATATACGTATGGCTTCTTCTATTTTGAGCCTGTTTTCCTCTTTAACGGTTTCTTCAATTTTTGCTTCAAAAATTCTATAAGCAGGAGCAGTATTGCCTTTTTTTGCAAGTCCGATTTTTTCGTAGAGGGATAAATTTGAGCACGATACAAGTATGGTGGACCATTTGATGAAATTAATTTTAGTGTTACCTGAGCGGTCAGCTCTTTCTTTACCTCTTCCCTCAGTGATGCTATAAGCCAAGTCGGCAGTTTGGTCCGCAGGCAAATTAGTAATTTCATCATAAGCTACCGGTAGCGAGTTAAGATATCCGATCTTATTAAAAACAGGTATACTGTTATCCTTTTGAAGAATATGAGTATATGTAGGCTTACCCCAAATACTGGTCATAAATTTCAATGCAGTAGATTTACCGATACCACCAGCACCAAGGATATTAAACATCATTCCACTATATGGTGTTAAAGCAAATAATGGAGAGGCAAACCCTAGCATCATAGTAAACTGGTAGGCTGGTATTGAATATTGTAAATTAATTTCAAATGCTTTTCTCCATTCAGTAATGTTTCCTGTAGCAGAAGCAAACTGTTTTAGTTCTTGTAACCAATTAGCCGTACCACCGGGAATAAACGTACCATCTGCTTTAATTACTCCATCACCTAGAACAAATATAGGATCAGGTGTTTGTGGATGCCGCCAGCCAAAACGAGTATAGATTCCCCTTGCTTCGCTTGTCTTTTGTATCAGTCTAATATAATCAATCATGTAGTTTATAAGAGGCAAAATCTCATGTTGTTTTAGTAATACACCCCTAGCAGCAAGGTACGTTGCAAATCGCTTAGGTTCTGTAGTATACTCAATAGGAACTCTGATTATTTTCTGTCCATCCTTTGGTAAGTATAGTATTATCTCTATTTCTTCTTCTCCAGTATCTTCGTTTTGTAACCTCGCAAGCGGCAGAATATCATACTCGTAAATTTTCCTAACAGTATTAGTATCATCTTGATTAGGATTTACACTATGACCATCTAAGTTCATATAGATGCCACCTGATTTACCTCTAAAATAAGGTTGTGGCATAGGTAGTGCTTCTGCTACAAACTTAGATATATGACCATTAATATCCTTATAAGGTTTTTCTATCAGTATGGGTCTATCATCTGGTAAATCTACTTGGTCTAGTTGCGCTGGTGAAGTTACCATAGAAGCAAACTTACAACCCACACAACGTTCTGGTACAATTTTACCAAATCTAGCACACATGGATGGACCAGATTGCGCTAGTCTTACTTGTTCAAATTTGCGATCTGTTTCCTCTTCACTATAACCGGGATGCCCCCGTGAAAAATAGTGTGCTAATTCTCGCGCCGTCTTTTTTGGATGATAACAGTGTTTTAGAAGTCCAAGAACTGCATACCATTCACTTTCAGATGCTATTTTAATATCTACTGCATATCTCCGCATCCAGTTGCATTTTTGCATTATTGCATCTATATTATGCGGAACATCTAAGCCTAAATCACTAGCGAGCTTAGAACTAGCAGCAGGTATTAATTGTTTTGCTTTTGGTCTAATAACAGCAATATTAAGTTCACGCCCTTTTGTAAATAGTTTTTTAGATATGTCTAATGCAGTATCACCATCTTCTGTAAATTGTAATAGTTTTACTCCTTGTGGATCGTCTGTCTTTCTATAGTTTCTAGTTCCCGGTACACGCAGAACTCCCGCTGAATCTGCAATGCGAGTAGTGTCCGCTGTTAATTTCGGATCAAGTACAATCGCTATCTTTTTAAAATAGTCTGCTAATATTTCCCATTTTTTTGAGTCCATTGGGTTTTTAATTAGCCAATAGACATGCAAACCATATCCGCTATCTACAATAAGCGGTGGTTTAAAGTCAAGTGCTGTTGTAAATTTAGTTAATGCTTCTAGTGCTTCATCTTTCGTATGATATTTGCTTGCACTAGCTCCGATATCCACATCAAGAACTAGAACCCCCGTTTTAGCACAATTCTCTTTTTTACGTTTATGCGGTTTTCCGGCAGCATCTACCCATTCAGGCGCTTTAAGACTAGAGATACAGAAATAAACGTCCCATCCTCTTATTGCGCCCCATGCTGATAGTTTAGCAGCCGCTAAATGATCTTTACCTACCCGGTGAAAAAATCCCTTTCTTTCCTTGTTTCGGTAAGCAATACAGAAAGGCCCGTCTTTAGGTAAGACGGTCCTGAGAAAGTCCAGCATTATCTTTCTCCTATTAAGTTCCCTGATTACTTACTGTAGGTTCTACTCCGTTTGTTTCTAGCCGCTCAGGAAACTTCTTTCCATTAGCCCACCAACGTTCATACAATACATTTATGGCATGACTAACATCAACATTGTTATCTCTTGGTAGTGGTAGTAACCGGGCTTTAAGTGCAGAAGATAAAAATTCACAAATTAACCGCACACTCGTTAGAGTGCGCGGCCTTGCAAGACTTGGTTCTTTTATAAATTGATACAGAGTAACATAAGAAACATGGTGCAATGATTTAAAGTTCTTGAGCGAAACATTAGACATTGCAGCCAGCTCCTGCAACTTCTGTTGCAAGTCATATACTTCACTCATTATGCACTCCTACTTTCATCTAGCTCTAGATTCTTCAAAAAATCATTTAAGTCTACATCATCCGCTGCGCCAATCTCTTGTACTGGTGCCGCTACTGCCGGTGCCGGTGTTGCGGGTCTAACTGCTGCTAGTGGTGCTGTCTTTACAATTACCGGTGCGGCCACAGGAGCAGGCGCAGCAGGCTTGCCGGTGGTCACGATCTTAGGCGTAAGGCCGGGGGCTGCGCGGGGCGCTACGGTCGCGGCAGGGGCGCTAGCGTTCGATTTGACTGCCGGGGCTGGCTGCGCCGCTGCTGGTGCCTCCGCTTCTGCGTCTGAAGCATCAGTAATAGCGGTAATAGTAGCATTAATCTTAGTATCTTCACTATGTACTAAGTCCATCACCCACGGCACTTCATCTTCAGTAATAACACGAAGAGGAGAGAAGTACAATTTAGGTACAGAACTCTCTGGATCAAAAGACAAACGAGTAACAAATTTAGCTGGATCAAGACCCCGCGTAGAAAATTTCTTAGAATACTCATTAAGAGTAAACTTATTCTGCGCTGGCAAGCCTTCACCAAAAATGGTCATTGCTTTTGCGTCCAGTCTAAACAAACGATGTTCAGGATCGCTACCGTCTGCCAGTGCAACTACCAGACGTTTAAAGTAATTACACGCCTTGGTTTTAACACCCTCTTGTGTAATTTTACTACCCTTCTCATTCTGTGGACAAATAGCACACTTAACAGACTGAGGATTAATTACGTCTGCTCCCGGTGTTATGCCATCGGCACTATAGCAAAGCGGATGCGCTTTTTCATCAGGATCATAGTTACCACCAAAGAAAATGCGGCCTACACCCGGCGATGCACCAACAATGATAATGTCCAGATGAAACGTTTCAAGAATAGCTTCTTCTTGACCATTAACTAACAAACGGAACCGACTACCTTTCAAACCAATACGGTTTCCAGAGAAACCACCTAGAGCCATATCAGTACCAAGACTACTATCAAAGGCACTCAAATATGCCGGCAACTGTGTGGGTTGGTCAAACAAACTAATTTCTTGTGACATGTTAAACACTCCTGCTATTGAAAAGACGATCACGGAGTAAGTAACCCTCCAGTACCCAAATCTTATTTTCGGCATCATCCCGTGCAAGCCGTTCACCTAATTCACGATCAAAATTAGCTGCATGAGCGCAAGCACTTTGGCCTACTACCGTAAAACCATTTTTAAGTGTTAAAACGCAAAGTGTAAGGGTGGTAGCCGGTGGAACATGATAATATACAGAGTGTACTATAGACTTAATATGATCTACAGTAATACGTGGCGCGGTTAAACCCTTGTCTTGTATAGCTTGTTCTAACTGGTCATTATCCACGTTGCACCTCCAGTGCATTTAAGACTTTAGGCATGTTACTTGTTGGTACTTCTCGTACTCCCGGTGCATCAGGATTAGTCCACTCTTTAATAGCACCTTGGACAATAACCTGTTTCTTTTCACCATCTTCATCCCGATAAAACGTTTCTTCTTTAGTCTTAGTTACTTCCGTTTCAATCGCCATTGACATATCTCGGAATGATTCAACACCGGTAAAGACTGCCTTCTGGCGTTGTCCATCCCTAATTCTAAGTGCGATCCCAAAATGTCCGTTGTTTGAATCCTTAGTACCCGGTGTTAATGGACCAAATGTAACAGTCCATTCTGTAGGACAAGTAATCTTTTGCCTTGTACCATCTTTCATATTAAGAAGGTAAGTAGTCATGTTTTCTTTAGGTGCTGCTGGTTTAACAGGTTTAGTACTCATTCACCTATCCTCTGGAAGTCACTGGTTTCAATTTCGTAATTGGTAAGTTTAACGTTACATTCTTCACAGAGAACATAGACTTTAATAAACATACCATGACCACGATCCACTCCGATTACTCTAACAACGGAGTAATGTACTTTGCCTTCTGGTGCCACTCTATACCGGCGAACGTGCAAGCCCGGTTCAAGATTCTTTGATGTTTCTTGTTCCTTTCCCATACGCTCTATAGCCCGGTCTATAACCGCGCCTACTTCTGGACCTTCTGCATGGATTCTCTTTGACGGTTTCTTTTTGCTAGCCATTATACTCTCCTCACTCGGACAACTTTTTCAACGGTTAAATTGACAAACGGCGGCAATTCCTTCTTTTCTTCCAAATAGTCTTTAATAACACCAACGGCTACACGTTTTTCCGTCATGTCACAACGGTTATTGGTAGCCATCCACAACCAAAAATTGGGCCAATCTGCACAACCCACTTTATACTCTTTGGCAAAGTAAGCTGTATAGAGTCCAATATTAGCACTTTGAAGTCCCTCTTTAACTAAGTATCGAGAGAGGAATACTTCAATTTTCTCCATAGCGTCTTTCAAAACCAAATCCTTTTCTTCATACTTCTTTTTAATTTCAGAACGCTTTTCCCTAAGTTCTATAAACTTGTTAATTACATCTTCTACTTTTGGGGTGGGCATAACACTATCCTTTAGTTTCCGTAGCTATAGACAGTCCAAGCTATATTACATTGGTTACCACCTTCACACATAGTTTCATGCGGTGGGAAGTAATTTGCATTGGATATATTTAAGAAATAATCTGTATTCAATTGTAGTTTACATGTTGCTCTAGTTCCAGCTTTACTTGATATACTAACTGCTGATCCTTTACAAACTGATGTTGTGTCTTCAAAATCTCCCGGTATTGTACTAACACTTATCGTTCCTTGAACACCATAACTAGTATTACTTTGAAATGTTACTCCTGCCTCTACCTGTCCTGTATTAAATTTAAATGATCCAAAGCCCATTGACTTAACAAACATAGA